TAATATTTTCAGACCAGCACTGGTGTGGTGGTCTTATTTTGATACCCAATTTTCAACCTGTATAAAATTTTCAATGTTCTTTCAATTTAGCCTTGACTTTTTATTTGCAGGCTTAATTTTCAAATCCCTTTTACCTTCAATTCCCCATCCGAAACTCTCAGCAAAATCATCTGTGTATCTAATCCTGGAATCCTGTCCGAATTTATGCTTTCGGTATCGTCAACCCAAACCGGAAGCCGTAAGTCATTCATCTCCTGTAATCCCATCACAAGGTCAATGTCGCAAAGAATCCGATCGCTGTGGTTCAGACCGTTTGCGTAATCAATGCCGTTGCAGATCATCCGGCAAGTTTCCAACGGTTCTCCATCCTGCGTGTAGTCAAGGAACTGGAACTGAAAATGTTTGAAGTGCGGATTAATCACTGCTGCCAGTGCCTTATTCTTCTCAATGGAATACTCGGTCAGCTGATCTACTTTCTGCTGAATGTTCGCCTGCTTCTGTGAAAGCTTTTTCTGCTCTTCCTGCAACGCTTCAAGGTTATTAGCTTTTTCCTCAAGCCTTGCGGTCTGAGTTTTGATCTTAGCTTCAACATCTCTGAGTTTTACTTCCAGAGAATGACGGTTGTTGCTTAATAAAATCCTGTCATTTTCGCCGTTTCCAATGCCATTGATACTTTCTTCCAGTGCTGAGATTTTGTCGCAAACAGCCTTGTATTCTTCATCGCCAGACATATCCGGTTCTGGAATCGGTTTCTCTGCTTCCTTTTCCGTTTCTGCGATTTCAAGTGCCAGAGATGTGATTTCTTTCTTGGTAGCTTCAATAGCTGCTTCTGCTTCTTTCTTAGTTTCATTCGCTGCTTTTAATCCCTCAGAAGCTTCGTTGCCGTCCTCAGTGATCTGCTCCAGTTTGGTGCGTTTATTTTTCTCAAACTGTTCTTTCTCTCCTAATTTTTTGGATATCCTGGACTGCTTATTAAACTCAAACTTGCGTTTCGCAGTTTCCACCTGTTCTTCTGGAAGCGTCTGTCCGCATGTCGGACAAATAGCTAATGCCGGGTCAAATTCTTCTCCACGGATTGCAGTAAGTTCGGTATCTCCGTCCCACTTCTCTTTTAATGCTTCCGTATATTTCTTTTTAGCCTGTGCCAATGCTGCTTTGTGGCGTTCAATTCCTTTGTTAGCGTGTTCCAAATCCATTTCAGCAAGCCTTAATTTGCTCTCAGCATTTTTCTTGTCGGATTTCAGCGTATATAATAAGGAAGTTATTCTGTCATGGTTTTCTCTGGCTGTTTTACCAGCTTTCTCAACCAGTGCGTCACGTGAACGCTTCAGCCCTGCCAGCTCAATAGAAATCCGGTCGTATTCCATTGAAGCATCGCAGAGTGCTTTTTCCTGCCTCTCATTTTCTTTCAGCAAGTCAATAAGATCGTCCCTCTGCGCCGGAAGTGTTTCATCGCATTCAACCTGTCGGCTCTGCTCTTTTCTGATCTGCTTTGCGATATCATCAACATCTGACTTGGCTTTTCTCAGGTCTCTTCTGCGGGCCTTTAAGATTTCTTCAATAGAATCTCCCTCCACGCCTTCGTTCTTTATCCATTCATATTCCGGATGCTCTGCTCTGAACTGTGATTCACTGAATCCAGCTATTCCTCCCAGCGCTTCCCTTGCTTTTGCTGTTGCTTTCTGGATCTCATTCAAAAACACTCTGGCGTTGCTGCACATGGCAATCGTATCAGGATCGGCAATCCTTCTAAGAATCTCCATATACTCGGTTTTGTTCCGCTTAATTCCGTTGACGTAATATTCAACCGTATTGGATGATTTTCCTTTCTTAGTCTTTTTCTGGACAACATATTCCGTTCCGTCAACGTCAATAACCAGTTCTCTCACTACTGGATCATCAACTTCTTCGCCGTAAACCTTCCGGCGGATATTGTTCGGAAGCGTTCCATCTGCCAGCTTTCCGGTCAGGACATCAAAATATGCATCCATCAGAGAAGTTTTACCCTGTCTGTTTCTCCCGGAAACTTCTGTTCTTTCCGAGAAATCAAATTCTCTTGCTTCAAATTTTTTGTAATTTTCAACACCTAATTTTTTCAAAGTCACCTTTTTCATCTTTGATTTCCTCCATCTCTATTACCGAAACTTCGTATGCCGTTTTTCTAACATAGGAACCATCTGACTGCTTTTTCCAATAATCACGGCTTTGCATACGTCCCTTTAATCTAACTTTTGTACCTACTTTCCATTCAGAAGCTTTCACCGCTAGATCTCTCCATGAAATACAAGAAATGTATTCTGACCGTTTGTAACCATTGATTGCCACGCAAACTTCACAGATTGTCTTTCCTAACGGCGTTTCTCTCAGCACCGGCTTCTTGCAAATGTTTGCAGTCATTTCTACCGTATTCACAAGAAGCGTCCCTTCTGTGCTGACATCGTATGCTTCCAGATACATGTACTTTTTCTCTTGGTGATCCGCTCTGACCCATTTGGAACGGATTCTTCCCGAAACTTTTATCCAATTCCATTCCCGGAACGTACCTTTGAGTCTGTTCGGGATCTCAACAATGATATCGTCCGGTGTTCCGCTGAACCGATCACTTCTGACGACTAGAAAGCTTTTGCCCTTCCTTGGCTTAAATTTGACTTCTGCCGGATCAGTTACGAATCCGGTCAGTGTTGCTTTGTTTAAATCTTGCATTTTTGCTTTCTTTTTCCTTCCTTTTAATGTCGTGTACGAAGTCATTGATTTTTAGCATCACTGCCAGCCCGGCTGTACTCATTAAGATGTAATCCAATGCCAGAATCGTGAGTGCGTCCAAATTAGTCACAGCCCAGCATACTGTAAAGAACACGATTGCCAGACCAGAAACCCCGAACACTGCAAGCCCCTCTAAGTAAGTTCTCATTTTTTTCCTTTCCCCAGCAATCCCATTGCCAGCACTGTAGTCAACAGAGCAATGATTGCCAGATCTTTGTTCCTTGCTTCCTTCTCAAGGTCTTTGATGATCTCAGAAGCAAGTGTTTTGCCAGTTTCCTTAGTGATTTTAGACATTAAAAATGCCCTCCTGTGTTTTTATTTGTCAAATACAGGAAGGTGTGATATAATCAACCTGTATTTAACTTACTCAAGCTAAGTTAGATACGTGCTCCGGTTGGTGTTCCTGCACCGCCGGGGCTGCTTACAACTTAAATGCCTAACATGGCAGCCAGAACGTTTTTGTCGACGTAATCGCTATCTGAAGTATCAAGATAAGCTTCAACAGCTTTCAATCTGCCTGCCAACAGGGCATATTCTTCTTCAATGGTCTCCGGGATAAAATCCACGGAGCTTTCTTTTTCTACAGCCATCAATTTTCTTCCTCCTTTTCGCAGTATGGACACGGGGCATCAAGTAACAGGTTATTCAGTATTGTCTTTACGGATTCAAAGTTTTCCTCCATATCACATAACGCTTCGCACACATCGTAATATTTTGTGGTTCCATCAAACGTTGTGATACTAACGAATATCGCACGATACCTTCCTATTCCTTTACAGCTAAAAGCATCACATTCAAATCTCACAAGCGCTTCTGGAACTGTGTCCTGTGCTTTCCGGCACATTCCATATAAGGTATCAGCATAAAGGTTAAATTTCTCTGCTTTTGTCATTTGTCCGCTCCCATCCCGGCGTTTACTGCCTTAAAAATCATCTGTTTTGTTTTTTCCTCTCCGAACGCTTTGGAAAAGGAACTGTAGGTACGAGATATGATTTCCGAAAGATCATGGATAACTTCATTTCCCGCACCGTTGATTGATACGTTTCCTTTTTCGCATTTAATCATCTGATTTTTACCTCCTGATTGTTTCTTTTTTTAGTTTGCCATTTCCTTTTTGCGATGTGATATAATATTCTCCGAAGGGAGGTGTAAAAATGACCGATAATGAAAAACGTGCACATGATTTAGCCGTTGCAGTTTGCATTGACGCGTGCCATTTAAAACGTCAAGCTCAAATTGATTCAGGCAAAGTCCATGTCACTGTCGATTATTTCGAAGAATACATGAACGCTTATGAATCTGCGTTAGAAGCATTCAACGAAAAATATCCATCTGGCAAATAGGTTTCTTATTAATCAAACATGTTAAGGAAATAGGTTTCTTTGATGTTCGTACCATCTTAGAAGCCTTTTTCTTTTTCTTTTTTTTACTCATAAAATTCGCTCCTTTACAATTAATCTTCTTCGTCAATATCACGAATGGAATTCTGAACAGCAGAATTAATTCCACTTGCAACGCATTCGGAAATTGTTTTCTCTCCAAGTTTTCCCGTGTGCGTTGCTTCTTTAAACATCTCATCTCTTATGCCAAACTCAACTGGCATTTCCTGTCCCTTGAATTTGATGTTTTCGATTTCTCCGATGCCTTTCTGGTTCACCTGTAACAGCTGTAAGTCTGTAGATAGATTTAAAGCATTCAGATCAATTGAAAGAATAGGAACGGAATCACCAACTCCCTGCTTCAGTTCGAAGCTTCTTACTCCGTCAAGCTTGTGACCATTTACAAGAATTTCTGTGAAGATTCCTTTTTCACCGTCTACCTGACGGATTTCGATTTTTGATGCTTTCATACGGCTCCTTTCTATTGTTTTTCTTTTCTTATCTACCTATAATGTATTTACAGGCACCGCCATGCCGAGTAAATGAAAGGAGATAAACACTTGCTAATTCAAAATGAAAATGACCTGCTTGGTCTTTTGATTCAAAATGCTGTCAACGATTTCATGAATCAATACGACCTATTACAGTTATCTGGTCTCGATCACCAGATGTACAACTACTACGTGAAATCTCTTAAATCTCGAAGTCTTGTAAATACTGACTTAGCCAATATATACTTGACTGATTTAGGGAAAAACTCCTATGTTTCCAAACAAGACAAAGCAAAGAAATCACTTTTTGATTTTTCCAAACTTTCTCTCAAATTCATTATCAAAACATCCCTTGGTATTGGAGTCGCGCTTCTGACTGCTTTCCTTATCTGGCATTTTGGTTGGAATTAATCCAAGCGTTTTGAGTATCAGTAGGATGTTGTAAACCGGAATATCTGGCATCCCTTTCATAAACAGGTTAATCTCACAGAGGTCTGAATACTGTTCGTCCGTAATGTGGATGCCGATATTCTCTAAATCCTCTTTGAATGTAGAAAACTGTTCTGCCACTGCCTCATCCCTCCTACATTGTCACCTGCTCAATCACCGGAAGAATTCCGTTCTCTTTCAACGTCTCATAAAGAAAGATTCTTCCTTTCTGTGACCACTTGGTATTCATCTTCACATCCGGTCTGCCATCTGATCTCACAATGTCAACTGTTTTGGAATGCGTATATCCCATTCCGTGATATTTACTGTATAATAACCACTGGTCGCTTTGCTTATACTGGATTCCCAGATCATGAAGGACTTCATTCATCCTTTTACCGGACATTCCATAATCTTTTGCAATCTGGGTGATTGTTACAAGCCCTGGATTATTCAAGATTTCATCGTAGTAGTCAGCTTTCGGTTTTAACTCTCCGATGATCTGGTTTTTCATATTAACTTCTGTTGACAGCGACTTAACAGAGTCTTTTAGCTTCGCAATAGTCTGGTCCGCCATCTTCAATGCTCTGGCAAATACCTGTTCCGGCGTGTTCCAGGCTTTTTCCAAATCTAAAAAATACTGTCGGTACTGTCTGCCTTTTTCTGACCGCTGAATCATGCAAATCTGTTTTGCCATGTCTACGGAAATCTGGTAGTCAGTAATCTCTCTTTCTGCTCCATTATTTACAAGTGTGGAAGTTTTCACGCTTGTAAAATCGTTTCCTTCAGCAAAACCATATGCAGACATTCTTTCGAACCATCTCGAAAATCTATCTGTAATCTCAAGTCCTGCGTGTAAATCTCTTGCTGATACAGTTGGTTCTTCACCACTGTAATTAATAGGTATTAATTCGTTCATTGTTCTCCTTTCTGTGTTATACTTTAATAAAAAAAACGGAGGGTTAATTATGCCAAACACTATTATTAAATTTGTTGTAGAAAATAAGTCTTTGCTTACAACCGTTATTGCGATCGCAGGATTTGTTCTTTCTCTATTTCAATTCATTCATTCACTTTGGAGTAAACGAACAAATATTTCTGTTTCATTGGAAACACTGTGCACTTTAAATGTAGAAAACAAAAAGTCTATCAAACTAGGTTTAATCTTTCAGAACAATTCATCTTCTCCTATAATTATTACCAAAGTTTCTTTACTTTTGAATCATCGCGCTTCGTATTCATGTGTTCTAACCCATAGATGGGTTGCTGAACGTTATTATCCAAAGCACAATGAAACAGATATTCCCATCACTGAAAGAATATTCAGTGCGGATTTTCCGATCTCTTTGCAATCATCACAAGGAATATTTGAAATTGTCCTATTTGACATTCCTGCTAATATTAAATTGAGCAAAGATTTTATCACATTAAAAATAATCACAAACAAGAAGAATAAAATATATACTCTTCAAGTACCAAAAGAAAGCAAAGATTTACTTTCGATTTAAGAAAAAAGTGATTATATTTAAAATGATTGCTGCAATAGAAAAGAAAAGCACTACATCGTATAAATTCATCTAATTTACCTCCTTTTTACTGGAATCGGCAATTTCCTTATCTCTAAGGGCTGACAGATAAACGATTGCCATATTTTTGTTTTCTTCTGATAATGTTGCGAAAATATCGGCAATTCGTTTTCCGTCTTCAATATCTTTGTTTTTTAATACTTCCATATTTTTCTCCTTTCTGTTTAGTGAGTTGTTTTTTTGTATCAGCTTTTCAACTTAGTTTAATATTACTACAACTCAGTTTATCTGTCAAGCATAATTTTAAACTCAGTTTAAATTTTTATTGACTTTTCTTTCTCTAAGATGTATTATGATATTGGGAGGTGAGGAAATGACGGACATTCTCATTAGAGTCCGAGAGGTACTTTTGGAAAGTCAAAAATCCCAAACTGAGATAGGGAAAGCAATCAGAAAAACTCCTCAGTATGTTTGGAAACTTTTGAATGACGACAATGCTAATCCAAGTAAAAGCGTTATCAAAGACATTTGCCAAGCATTCGGGATTAACGAAGACTGGATCAATAAAGGAGAATTACCCAAGGATCTAAAATTGGACAAAGATTTCTCTTCTATATGTGCTGAAATAGGCACTGAGGATTCCAAGGCAAAAGAAGCTATTATGAAATACTATCAATTATCATCAGAAGACAAAGAATTGTTTTGGAAGTTCATTGAAAGGTTCGCCAAATAGAAAGAAGCAGGGATTAATCTCCCTGCTTCTTTTCTTTCTCAAAAAGAGTATGTGTAAAGCTATAAATCATCGCCAAGAATCTTACGCTTTCTATCTTTTGTATCATACTAATAATTTCTTTCTTATAGTCCATAAAATAACCCTCCCTGTTTGCAAACTACTGCCTACATTAAAGTATATGCTCGATTAGCAGATGGAATACCGCGAACTTATGTTTGCATTATATCCTATAATATGTCTAATAAAGCGGAATAAGTGGGATGAAATAATATTTCCACGAGGTAATTGCCAATGGTATACCGGAATATTTACAATCGCATAGAAATTATTCGTGATAGCAAAGGTAAAATCATTCCTCTTTAGAGCAAAATAAAATACAAGCATAGGAATATGCTGCATCTGTTTCGTGACATTTCTTTTGACTGTTGGTTGTCTGTGCATATGTTGTTCGGAACAAATGCTAGTACCTCTGTTTGTATATTCTTCTACGCATACCGGTGAACTGATGATGTAGTTGACGTATAATATAATTCCGATAATGGCCAGAATTTGTTTGAATGTTTTCATTGATAACACCTCGAATTTTATTATATTTCACTATACTACTTGTGCTTTAAATGATATAATATATACAAATTTTACTAAGGAGGATTTACTATGAAAAAGCATTTAAAATTATTAGCGGTGCTTGGTGTCACAAGCATTTTGGTTTCATCCACTTCTATCCCGACGTTTGCAGAAGACTTTGTTTTATATGATGAAAACGGAGTACACGTCGAAACAAAAGGCTTAACAGAGTCGCCATCAAAAGGAACCATTGGTTTGTATATCGAAAACAATTCTGATCTGAATTTAGGTATTGCACCTTACGCTTATGCCATAAACGGCATCATGGCTGGTGGTGACCAATATGGTCTTAATTCTGCCGATGTTGCACCAGGTAAAAAAGCAAATTCTACTATAGAACTTACCAGTGCTTGGGAAAAAACCAATTTTTATAAAGATTATCAAATGGATGAATTGAGCAGCTTCGATATTTTGCTGTGGGCTTATGATAATTCAAAAAGCTTTAAAGCTTTCGATAGTGGTCAGGTGCATGTTGATGTAACTGGAGCCACGGAAACATCTTCACCTGTGTTAAGTAACGTTCAAAACATATATGATAAAGATGGTATTAGCGTTGATTTTGTATCATCAAAAGAGAACAGTTTCACGTTTTGCATCACGAATACAACTGGTCAGTATTTTGTTTACGATGTAGTTTCTGAAACTTATAATGACTTTACAACTTCCGATGTGAATTATGAACTGTGCAACAAATATTTGCTGAATAATTGTAAAACAATTATAACCTTAACTCCAACTGACGATTTCCTTTCAATGAACGAGATTTCTGAAATATCAAAAGTAGATTTCGCATTAACAATCAGACCGTTGGCTGAATATGAAGGTGAATATACTACAGATTTAATATCATATCAGAAGTAAAATATAATTTTCTCATATCTTTTATTTATGGACTGACTGCCGGATATTTAAGCACTTTTATTAACACAGGAGAGCAGCTTTGGTAAATTTCCGGCAATTCAGCCCATTTACAGTATTAAACTGCTGTAGTATAATATCTGTATAAATACTATCTACATTGTAAATTCTACAACATTTCACCGTAAAAATTGGTAAATTGAATAAATAGCATGTTTTCGCATAACGAAAAAAGGGTGTGATATAAATGCGAATAGCGATACTTGACGATAACCAGCTTGATATTGATTATTTCAAGGCAAGGGCTGAGTCATTTTTGAAGAAAAAGGGCGACAGAACGTACCAGATTTCAGAATACACTTCTGGTGTCCCTCTTGTGGATGATGTGAAAGACGGTGAATGGTTTGACTTGATCGTGTTGGACATCATTTTAAAAGACGGCGAAAATGGTATTGATGTAGCATATAAGTTACGTGGCTCTGGTTATTCCGGAAGTCTGATGTTCTGGACAGCTCATGCCGGCTACATGCGTGATGCTTTTGATGTTCAGGCAACACAGTATGTTATCAAAGGGCATGAAGATGGAAGGGTGTTTTCCGTAATTGATACTACACTTGGAAGATTGGAAGAACGGATGCTCACTGTAAAATTCAAAGGTGATTTCCACAGGGTTTTCTTTCGTAACATCGAATATATAGAAAGCCGTGGTCAAATGTGCATCATCCATTGCACGTGCAGGCATCAGTATGGTTTTTACCGGCGTCTGCATGAGATAGAAAAAGTTCTGGATCGGCGTTTTGTCCGGTGTCACCGCAGTTATATCGTAAACATGGATTACATCGCAAACATTGCATCTGACATCAAGATGATTTCCGGTGATATCATTTCAATATCGCAGAACCGAAAAAGAGAAATAGAACAGATATATCAGGAATATCTCGAAGAATAAGAAAAGAGTCGGGTTTTTATGCCCAACTCTTTTCCTGACTGTCCACTCGTGCCGCTGCTAACAGCCCCCGAATTGGGACATACAGCTCTTTCGTTCATGCACGGTGGAATCAGTCTGCACTCTTCACTTGTGCGTAGCCACACAGGATATTATACATCATAAGTTCAACCCCTGTGCGACTGCCAATAGTATAACTTGTTCTGAAGAAAAAATCAATCAGAACATTATTTCGTATTCGCCTTCATGTGCTCAATCACTCTCTTCCAGGTATCAATGCCGCAAGTTCCATTTGTCTTTACACCAACATTTTTCTGGAAAGCTTTGAGGGAATCATATGTGTCATTCCCAAATTGTCCGTCAGCTTCTACACCCAACATTGCCTGAAGCATTGCCACTGCTGTACCGGAACTGCCCTTTCTCAGAATCGGAAGTCTTGTCTGGAAGGTACCGGTGAGCGTGGTTGAAGGCGTACTTACTTTTGCGCCGGTGGTAACAGCAATAGCCACGTGGTGGTTATCATTCAGAAGGATATCTCCTGCCTTCAAATAGTCACCGGATGTCAGATACTTACTATCCGTCAGTACTTTCGCACCGGCAGCCTTCATTGCGGCCCTCATGTTTCGTGTTGTCAGATAGATACTGACCGCTTTGAGTTTTGCGTTATTTAAGCGATACCCAGCCCCCTTGACGATAGCTGCTGTACTTGCGCTGCAATCAGATTCACAAGCTACCGTGATCTGCGCCGGATCGTAGTTACTTGCCTTCAGGTGCTGCCAGAACGTATACCGGTCATTGCTGTTTCCGGCGGTACCCTGATCGTAGCCGATGAGATTGTTTTGTGCTGCTTTTGTCGCCATGTCTGCAATCATGGATGCGATTTTAGCATCATTAAATCTCAGGACGCAGAGCCACGGTCTGCTGTACCAGTTCATGATCTGATACTCTGTCCCAGTCTGATCTCCTGCTTTTCCACCTGCATATCTTCCGTTTTCGTCATGCCCACAGTTACTGATTTTTACCATTTTAGTTTCTCCTTTCTGTGCTGTTCCTCTATAGTCCTTGTAGAACACATCCATGTCAACGTTGCCGCTGATTCCAGATACTTTTCCTTTGCTGGAATACTGCCAGCCAATTCCTGCTTTTGGTTTTACCCTTGTCTGCATTGTTCCATTATCGGGGTCTGGGTAATGTGCAATCCAGCACTCATACTTTCTGAGTGCATCAGTCAAAACGTTATTATACCAGTCCAGATTGCAGTAGATACCGACCTTATAGCCAGCTTTCTTCATCCTTGTCAGAAATGCGACTGCAATGTTTTCGACTGCCTGTTTACCGAGTTTTCGTTGATTAGACCATTCGAGATCATAGAACACCGGGAAGTCCAGTCCTCGCCCGTTCAGTGCGGCAATCACATCCTCCGCTTCGTCAATAGCCTGAGCTGGTGTCAGAGCGTATGAATACTTATACCCACCGACAAGGATTCCGTTGCTCTTGCATCCCTTGTAGTTGTACTCGAATGAGCTGTCAACGCCGGACCTCTGATGCACTCTCAAGATTGCGAATTTAATGCCGGATTTAGCCACTTTCGCCCAGTCTGGTTTCCCCTGATTGGATGATACGTCAATTCCTTTAATTTCCAATTTATCAACTCCTTTTTATGAAATTTTCAAAGTTTCTTAATCAACAAAATGGGAATACGGGAAATTATCTTTTTTCTTGGCCTATAACATAGTACCATCCATACCAGTTATTATCATGTTTTACGCGAAAATACAAAACATCTCTTTGGTTAAACGCACTAGATGCTATTTGAAGAATGCGATTTTCTGCCAGACAAACTTGAATGATATTCCACCAGTACGTTCCCATAGTAGCATCAGGCGCTTCTGGATCAGAAGCTGACTCATAACGAACATCGCACAGAATGTTCCTTTTAGGTATATCAGCAAATTTTTCGTAATGAAAATAGCCATTCAGCGCCTTACTATTTTATGTAGAACACGACAATATCGAGTTCTGTATTTACCAATCGATCACCAACATCGTTTTTTGCCACGATAAAAGCATACGTTTTGTACGAATATAGTTCGGTGTGTACATTTCTACTCCCGGCAGAATCAAATATTTTTACGGCAATAATATTTTTTATAGATGATCCTTTGATAAAATTATTTGTTGCAATTTCGCCTGTTTTACTTGTTGTTATTTTTCCAATGTAAACAGCAACACGCTTACTATTTTATGTCGTAACGATATGTCCAAGTGCTGTTCATCCGGTAGGCTGCTATTACTTTACCAATTCCAACAACTATCAATCCAGCATCCCGTCCGAATGGAATGTAGATGCAGAATGCCCACGGAGGTATAGTAAGGTTTTCGTTTACTACAATTGCGTTTTCACCAGCACGGAAAAAAAGCAATTTCGTTGCCGTCTGGAATCTTGTCGGAGGCGGCACTTGCATAACTGAAAATACGGTTACTATTTAATTCATTAAGTGCTCCAACCACCGTCTTGTTGTTCGTCTGCAAGTTGCTGATGACCGCATTGGTCAGTTTCTCAACAATCCAGTTCCAGATTCCGCTGAACGGCGAAAGCTTGTTTGCCTTTGCCGCTGCATCGTAAATCATTAAGGAATCCGCATCCTCTGGTGTTGCTTTCTGTGAATACTCATTAAATTTTCCCATCTTGTAATCTCCTTTCTAACTCTTTGATACGTTTTTCTTGCTCGTCGACCTTTGCGCTAAGTTCCTGTATGGCTTTAATGGCGTAGTTGAGAAGATACGGACTGTTAATCTGCTTAACATCCATCTCGCCGTTTTCGTCATATCCGCCGCCCAGAGCCAAGTTCGGGTCGATTTCTTCCAGTTCGTCTGCCACGAAACCGATGTTTTGATGCCATCCACCCATCCGCTCTTTCCAGTCAAACTGACGGACTTTCATGCGATTAACCGTTTCGAGGGCGTCTGTTTCGCTGTTTTCGATGTTTTCTTTTAGGCGGATATCGGAAACTTGTCCGCTTGTATATAGATAGTCTGTGCTAAAGCCAGCCCCTCCCCATTGAGCACGGATTCCTAAACGCCTGTGCACCATTGTTTCTCCGGAAGGACTACCTGTTCCCGAAAAAAAGTAAGCTACCTGTGAACCACCTGCACTTACGGACGCTACAGGTTGTCTTTTGACTTTGCCGGATGTTTTTGCCTGATTCTCTAAGTCATAGAACATAAGGGTTCCATCTGTCGAAAAATTTGCTCCAAGTTCGCATCCGTCCGTGAAAAGTGAGTTCGTGTTTATTCGGACTTTATTTTTTAAATAGCGAATGATATAACCGTCCCACGTATGGTCGGTTCCTTCCATCCAAAGTTCCAGCACTTTGTTTTGGACTTTCTGTGCGAAAAGTCCGTATTTTCCAAGCATCAGTGCATTGTAGTTGTCTGCATCTGTGTAGTCCGTATACAATCGCAATCCGGCAGTATTAAGAGATACCATCGGGTTTCCGGTGTTCTTGTTAAGTACGACATATCCGGTATATCCTAATCTCGATATCTGATTTCCGTCAGCATCGTAAATCTTCAACTGACCATTTCCGTTATTCGTGCCGCCAAGACTGATAACGCCACCTTTCATGGCATTGAAAGAAATATACAGCGTCGTGTTCCCGCTTTCGTCCTTTTCGTAGTACAGCCCCTTAAACTTCCCATCGTCTGACAGGATATCAACTATCTGCTCCTGTGTCAGTGACGCCACATCAACCGCAACGGAATATGTCTGGTAGTCCGCAAGCTTCGTTTTCGGCTGGTCAAAATACAGTGAAACCTTGAGCATGTCATGTGCTTTGAGCGACAGGCTATTGACATTAATATTTAACCGGTCAAGTGCCGCAGTCTGTGATACCGTGAGTGCCGACCATGTAGCGCCGTTGTCGGTGGATTTTTCCAATTTCCACCAGCCTTTCTGCGACTGTGCAATCTCTCCGTTTCCATCACGATAGAACGAATCCACAATGAGCGGTGCCGGTGTTATCTTCTTGTCTGCTCCCATCAGTAACACATCTGCATTGCTCTGGAAGAAGTAAGTCCTTCCAGCAGTCCCCTGTTCACCCTTGATCTTCGTCCAACTATACTTCGTTGGGTCGGTGCTATCGTCTGGCGTGTAATCGGTATACTGCCCGATATACAGTTTATTGACACTATCATCCACGGAGAAACCTGTTCTGCCATCAGCACTGTTGGCATATGCGATATGGAAGTACGGCGTCTTTCCGTTCGCTCCCGGTGTTCCCGGCACGCCCTGCGCTCCGTCTGCCCCCTTAATCAGTGACCACGTATACTTCGTCGGGTCTGTGCTGTCGGCTTCCACGAAGTCCACGTACATGCCGATATATTCACGGTTTCCGTCACTTACTGAAAAATCTGTTCTGCCATCCGCACTGTTGGCGTAAGCAAGGTGCGTGTACTGTGTCTTTCCGTCCTTACCGTCTTTTCCCGGGATTCCCTGCGGTCCGGCGTACTGTTTCGCAAGTGAGAACTGTTTCGATACGACAAGGTTATTCAGATATGCGGCTTTGATGTTCACCCATCCGCTGTCTGCGGTCAGCCCGGTAACGGTGTATGTCTTAGTCTCCTTATTCCAGTTTCCCTGTATGTTCTGGGACGTCGTAATCGTGTACGTACAGTTATCCGTGATATCCTGTGTGCCGTACATGACAGTCGCTGTTGTGGTGCACTCCGGGAACTCTGTATAGTTACCGTCGCTGTCAACCGGAATGCCTTGATAGTCGTTATCAAGCTGCATGGTCATGTTTCTGGCTAGGGACGCCGCTTCAAGGGCCTCTTCTGCTTTTGTATCATCGGTATATTTATTCAGTTTCTGCCAATCCGACTGAACATAAGATGCTCCCTTTGCTCTTGAAACTGTACAGGTAAGGATATCTCCACCTTCACTCTCCCCCTGCGACCATAAATCACCGATATCGTAAGGTGGCTGTGGCTTCGTCACAAAAACTCTGCGCTTATGATCTGCGGTATCCTGTGCGTCCTCAGCGGCTTTCATTGCTTTCGTGATATCGGTATCTTGAACCAATGTCCAGCCCCATGTCGCTCCATCCTGCATAAAACGATATGCGTAACCGGTAGTCTTGTTAAAGAACAAATCACCGATATGCTTCTTTCTTTCCGTTGCATTTGTCCAGTCTGATGCAGGTTTGTTCTGAAGTGTAGGTTCGTAATCGTAATAGAACGTTTCAATCTGACCATCTATCTGGTCTTGCAACTCTCCCAGTGAGCCAGTTACCGTTTCAGCGTAGTCAGACAGTTTTCCGTCTGAATAATCCTTGCTCTCTTGGAGATAGTTTGCAAATGTTTGATTAAGAGATTTCCCTCCACCAATTTGAACACTTCCGTCGAGATATACGGATTTTGTGTCCATATCCACAGAGAAGATAATGCTTCCATCGGTATCTGTTACCGTGATTGCTCCGGCATTAATCCAGTCAGCATTAACACCAACAGCGTTCAAAATTCTTACAATCGTATCTCCATCAACGGTCATTCCGCCATTCCATGTTTGTCCGCCATCTGTTGAAACGCCCCATGCTTCTGCGGTCATCTTCCAAACAGCCTTTGATTCCACAAGTGTGGGCTTGTCATGTAAATAAAATATCTGGCTACCGTCCTGTTGAGTCTGGACCGTAGTGTAAACACCGGTGGAGTTGTCCAGTCGGTCTTTAAACTCTTGCAATGCCTGCTCTCGTGTGGTTCGCTCTCTCCAAACGGATTTTCTTGCGTCGACAGCTGCTTGTGTTACAAGTGAATAAGTCTTTGAACTATTCCGGGCCGCACTTTCGGCATTGCAGGATATCTGCTCAAACGACCCCGGTTGCAGCACGACATTTGTCAAATAGCTTTTATACTTATTCCCTTTCCGGTCGGTAATCAGAACAGCATCACCGGCTTCAAGAACTATATCAGTCAAGCATTCTGTTTCAAACGGTCTAAAAGACATCCCGACGCATTTTTCACCGATTATGTTTGCAACAACCTCTCCGGTTCCTTGCGGAATCAGTTTGTTTCCACTGATTTTCAGAACGTATCCTTCTTCTCCGTACAGATACGAACTTGCTTCTTCGTCCGTAGATGTGGATTCCAGATACTCTGTTACCTGCACACCGGTTATCACCACATCGTCCAAGTTTGGGGTAAAACCATTAGTGGAATTTATAGCTACTCTGTTCGCATCGGTAATTTCCGTATCATACCATTTTATAGTCAATCTGCCGTATTTATCGCATCTGGCGTACTGGCATCCGATCTGACATACCCATGCAAGAACCTGTCTGAAGGTCAGTGCTTCATCGTCGGGCCTTGCCGGTATCTGGTAAGAATCTTGATAGAAATTAAGTGTGTCCAGTGTTACCCCGCACACTTTGCAAGCATCCTGTATGATTTGTTTCCTTGTCGCCGGATATTTCAGCTTACTTGCAGAATAATCACGGTCGAACTTACGCATGTTATCTTCACATTCTAGTTCGATAATTGTAGTGTTCTGGTACGGAGTATCTATGACTGTCATTGTACATATTCGGATTTTTTCTATCAAAGCATTTTTATGTACTATGATTTCATTACCGGTCGTATCCAGAATCTTATCGCCGGTGGTATCGAGCAATGCGCTGGTATCTTCCGGCTCAAGTTCGATTCCTACGTAGCAGATCACCGTAGCATCCGTAAAATCATAATCTGTATACTTTCCATCAAAATTATTGATTGACAGGTTCAAAGTATTGATATTTGCGGACCCGATGTTAAACGTGTTGTCGTCAGACACGGAATCCTCGAACTTCATACCATTTGACCAAAAATCAGCGTTGGTAAGATTGATAACTGTCCCATCCGTCAGCGTTATGTCAGCGTATTTTAAATAATTCCTGTTATCGTTATTTTGCTCATTCTTAAATCTGTCTGAAATATCTCTCAATCTCTCACCTCCTATTGCTCGATCAAGTCAAATTGCAATCCTTCCATCCGTTGATTCCCGACCCACCAGCACTTAAAAGGAGCGGATCGGTCGCCAACATAAAAGGTTCGGACTTCATGTTTGTTTCCAGACAAGAGATCGGGATATTCAACAGAAATGTACTCCGGGTTGACCGCCTGCACGATTTTGCAAGCTTTTTCCCATTCCGGTGCGTTCCAACCGATTTCCAATTTTCTCTTTTGACCAACACGATTCTTGTGCATGATCGTGTCATCAGTACGCCCGGATTCTGACGCTGATATGTCCTGAAGTCCCCATGTGAAAGAGGACGGACAAGGCATCGCTGCACCATTAATTTTTATAAAAACGTCTGCCATTGAATAATCACCTCATTTTTGCGCATGAAAAAAGCGCCTATCAAAGATAGACGCTTTATGATTATTCATTATACTTTTTTGACGTAATATGATTCCATATTTTTACATATGATGTTCGGGCAAAAAGAAAGAACCGGAGATTTCCCTCCGGTCCATAGCTTTATTTATAAACTACTTTGTACATTGCTCTACGATACGATTTCACTTTTCCATAACGATTATTATTTGTAAACTGCACCATTTCGACAACGTGTGTTCCAGATTTTATATAAATGTCGTCCAATGATCCCCCTCCGCTAACAGAAGTGCCGTGATTTTGATCCCAAAGCGTTCCGTCAATATAGACATACGTCATTAATTCCCGGTCAACATTATTTGCTGAAAAATTGATATATCCCATTGGAAATTGTTTATATAACTGCATAAGTACGGTTTTACCATTCGTACTTCTTTGAGAATTATATTCAATAAAGAAATCTGCATCTCCACACTCTTTTTGATTTGGTAAAAGCATCTTAAGTTTGCTAGGTGTGTTCTTGACCGTAACTTTGCACTTAAATGTTTTACCAGACGCACTTCTGGCGGAAACATAAGCAGTTCCGACATTTTTTCCACTGATCTTACCGGTTGACGAAACTGTTACAACTTTGGCGTTTGAAGATGTCCATCTGTATTTCTGTTTCGTATTCAGCATTTTAAGCTGTGCCGTTTTCCCTTTGTACAGCGAAATGTTAGAGCTGCTGATTCTCGGCGCTTCTACTGTCACTAAGCACCGATAACTCCTCTTCCCGATTTTGGCAGTAATCGTAGCTGTTCCTCGGGCCTTTGCTGCTACTTTTCCGGCGCTATTCACAATCACATTTCTTGAGTTGCTGAACCATTTTGGTTTTGCTTTTGTTCCGACCATCTTCAGCTGCATCGTTTGTCCTGTGCAAATCGTCACCTTCGTTTTGTTAATTTTCACTGTTGCCGCCGATGCCGGAACCGCCATGGCAAGTGCCAAGATCATTGCCAGCAAAATCACTGAAAACTTTTTCCACCTTTTCATTTTCTTCTTCCTCCCTTGGATTGATAGTTTAATTATACATCCAGGTGCAGGAAACTACAATGAAAATTACGATAATTGATTGAATAAAATCGGCCAGAATCCATTTTCATGCGTTGCGTGAGGAAATTATCACCTACGGTATTTCAAACGGATTTTGGCTTGGTTTAGCGATTTTCCAATGATGTATCTGTTATCACAAAACTTGTTAATTTTCAGTTATCGTTCATCAACTCAATTTGCTCTGAAAGTTTCATTGCAATATTTTTTCTGATATCACCTGTTATAAAATGAAAAATCCGATAATTCGTATCTTCTCTGAAATCTGTATCGAAATACATATCAATGCTTAGTTTATAAATGTATTCAAAGCCATAGGCATCTACCAGTTCAACCATTTCATCAGGCATTGCAATAATTCCATCTACAACAGCCTTTATGTATTCTTCTTTTAAGTGGATATGGCTTTTTCCAATTTTACTTTTATATTTCTGCAAAAAATATAGTATGGTGTTAGTAACATTTGTTTTCAAGTCTTTATATTCTCCATATCCTGCATCATCCCAATATTGATTTATTCCTTTTCGCAAAAGAATTTCACTTATGCCCATGCCGAGTGGGGACTGGGTGCTCCTTGCTTCCGGTTTATCCGGACATGGAGAATCTTCTGATACTACGTTAGTAGTATTAGAATCTTTAATTCTTTTTTTATAAATATCATCTAAGTCTTTATTATAGTTCTTATTAATTAAAGAGTTTCCACTTTCGGGAAGTTCCATTTTCCCATTTTGGGAAAATCCATGGTTTTCTTTATTTTGGGAATTTGGAAATTCCTCTTTTGGGAAAAACCAGTGTTTATCAGCATTTGAAGCTTCTTTTTCGTGAATTTCCTCTTCTGGTAAATTCTGATTTAAGGAATTCGCATTCCTTTGATCCATTTCATTGTTTTTAATAATTTCAAGAGCAATTTGTTCTTTCCATTGTTTGATAGCAATATTTATCGTTTCGTCATTAGGTCTAATATGTGTTGTTGGCGCACCATTAATTTTAAACTTTTCAACAATGACTAAATCTTTAGCTTTTAATTTTTTCATAGCAGAATCATATTGCTTAGGTGCAACTCTTATTTCATTTGCCCATTCATCTCTACGTCTGGCAATCCAAAAATAACCGTTCTTTTTAATTTTAGTTCTAACACGTTCATTTTTTGAATCTTTGTCAAACCAGTACATGATCTGGGACAGTAAAACACCTGCTGTTAAATCTCCTGCAATGTCAATATAAGCATGTAAAGTATGATTAAATCTATGTGAAAATATGTAATCTACTTTTCTTTCTAATTCATTTTGGGATAATTCTTTGATTTGTTCGTTCATAATAGATAACCTCCGTATTGGTTCACTGTGGCTTGCCATAAATAGCCAGAATCCGTAATTTATAAAAACAACAGGCAGGCGCATTACGGTTTACGCTTTTCGATGATCGGTCTAGCCTGTTGGTTTTACCAGCTTGGAAACAAAAAAGAGCAGACTCCAAGACGGTATCATGGGAAACGGGGCACTGTTTCAACCCAAGTAAATATCATCTTAAAAGTCTGCTCAATATTTTGTTTTTCGTACAATATAACAAGATATAGGTGCTACTCGTTACTCATTTATTATACCGCAACCCGGCAGATAACGCAATGGTTTTTACCATGCTGGGCTGGGATTCTTGCGTCGGTTGTTGTCGTTCTGGGCTTTTGTGACAGCTTTCGCAATAGCACGTCCGTCCAGATTGATCGTGTTGGAAATGTACTGCGGAGATGAGCTTGCACCGGCGTTCATGTTCATCATTGCCATGGCAACGCCCTGTGTTACCGCCTGTGTCATTTCTTCCTTGCCCAGTCCAATGCTTCCGTCCGGCATATTTCCGGTAATGCTGTCAGCAATGTTCTTCATGGCCTGTTTGTTGGTCAATGGAAGGACTGCTTCCTTTCCGGCTTCACCGACACCGATTACGGATGCTGCATTGAAAAGACCGCCTTTAGCGTACCAGTCAACTCTCGAATTGTACCGCCACTTGTGGGTCTGTCCCTCTTGCCAATCAGTGTAATCCATGGAGATATGTGGAGTTCTGATGTTGATTGACTCCATGCCGTTTCGAAGATTCTGCATAGCCGTTTGTCCGATACTGTACATATCTCCGAAGTTTCGGCTGATTGTATTAACTATGCCGCCAATCGCACCGCCTATGCTCGTGTCCATGGTTCCCCGGATGTAAGAAGATATATCCCTTCCAAGATTCTGCCATTTGCCAAGAGCGATTCTGTACTGGCTTCCAAAGTGGCTGCGGACGGTTTCATCCATTCTGCCAAGCTCTGTACTTGCATCAATCTTCATCTGGCGGACATTTTTGGTTACTTCACGGGAAGAATTTCCCCAGTTTCTTGTCGCAGATGTGCTTACACGGCTGAAGGATTTTTCAGCGCTTGTAGCTGCGGATGCAGAATTGATTTCAGTCTGTCCAGTAATGGTATCCCAAGCTCCTTTAATTTTTGAGCCGATTGAATCCCATGCTGTTTTGGTATTTGAACTAATAGTGTCCCATACGCCGGTTACGGTGTTCTTAATGTTTGTGAACGTATCAATTACGCTTCCAATCCTGTCAGAGATTCCCTGTTTCAGTCCTGACATTAAATATCCACCGATCTCGGAAAACACCGTAGACGGAGAATGAATACCGAAAAGGTTTTTAACACCGTTGATAATAGGGTCCGAGATATTTGTTTTAAGCCATGTTCCAACAGTAGAAATCACGTTTTTAGCACCGTTGTAAAGTCCATTAATAAGATTTGAACCATGTGTGTAAAGCCAAGTTCCGGCAGTGCTGAACGCATTTTCTATTGCTTCCTTAGCTTTACCGGCAAATTCCGTAACTGTATCCCAATTTTGCCACAGCAAAAATCCACCGACAACAGCTCCGATAACAGCTAAGCCTATCGGGCTGAACAGTACGCTACCCAATGTAGAAAACGCTGTTGCCATAGCCGGTGCAAAAGTTCCTGTAATCCAGGTTCCAATCGAACCAGCAAAACCAGTTGCAGCTGGCCAAAGCTTAGTGGTTATAACTTCAAGAATTTTCGGGGCAATCTGTGTGGTTATGGTATTCGGGATTGCTTTCAATTTGTCAACAGCTTCCAGAGCGTAAACTCCAACAGTTGTGCCTAATGTACTTGTTGAAAATGCAGTCGCTATTTTGCTGAGTGCTGTCCCCAATAATGTTGCCGTAGCACTGGTCCCGGTCGGCAGTTTTCCCATAGCGACTAAGATAGAGGATACTAAGGTGTCAGCCTTTGACACCAATCCTACGCCCGCAAACGCAACTACAAACTTACCGGCTGTGGTTTCTCCTAAGCCAGAAAAAATCCCGCTCAGAACGTCCAGTAATACTGTTGCTAAATCCTTTAAATGGCTTCCCCAGTCTATCTGGCTAAGAAATAATCCGATGCCCCTTCCGAAGGATTCCCAGTCTGTTTCTCCTGCGATATCAACCAAAGCATTCAGTAAGTTGGTGATGAAAGTGTTTAAGGATGTTCCGTTCTCTTTCCACTTGAACTTTCCGATAAAAGTATTGATTCCGTTGGAAATGTTAGTCACCAATCCGCCCCAGTTGAATTTTTGCGTCCATGCAGCCAATGTCTGAAATGCGCCGTTTAATCCGGTTGCAATCGTAGTTGCTATTTTGGAAAATGAAATTCTGCCAAAAGCTCCATTCATGGCGTCAGAAATCGCAGTTCCTAACTGTTCCCAACCAGTCAGACCGGCATTATTCTCTTTAGACATTTTCTGAACAAAACCGTCCAGAATATTCCAGCTTATCATAAAACCACTGCCAAGGACTTGACCAAGGTTCGGCCAGTTAACTTCATCAATCATTCCGCGAAGCCCAGTTGCCAGTTTGTTACCAATGTTTACGAAATCAATACCACCCGGGCCGATCAGAAGCTCAAAGGTGTTGACCAAAGTGTTGATACCGGCACCGACAGTACGCCCTAATCTATCCCAATGAATGTTTTCGACAAGGCTGTTAAAAGATCGAGTAAAAGCATCACAAAATGCAGAGATCTTCGGTCCTACATTGCTCCAACTGATAACATCGTAAATCTTCCGGATTCCGATATTAAGCATATCTGCAATGGTCTTTCCGAGTCCTTCCCAGTCATGATTGAGAAAAGCTTTACGGATTTTTTCAGCCCATTTATTGATAGGTGTTTCTTCTTTGTTCAGAGCATCGTCTATCTGGTTTGTGATTCCACCAAGACCCAATGACGGTGTTGCACCGGTTCCAGTTTTACCCTTTCCGGTACCAGGTGTTGAACCGGATGAACTAGAATTATCTGTCAGCTGATTCAGTTCGTCAAATGGAAGAACAGAAAGAGCTTTCTTCAGAGCTTTTGCTGATGAAGTAGCATCGTCCATCCCGGAAGCTGCTGCATCTCCGGCGTCCTGTAATCCGCTAAGGTCTGCTGCGGAATCTTCCAGTCCAGCAAGATCATTTACGACCCCGCTTGTGGAACCTTTAATCTTTTTCCCCATCAGAACATACATGAAATTACGGAATGTTTCCGCAGCCTGCATAAGTTTTGACATCAAGGCATTAAGAGCCTGGATTCCCGGAAGAACTGCTGCGATTAAGCCCTGCCCGATAACAGATGCAAGGGACTGAAGATTCATAGTAAGGAGACGTACTTGGTTTGCATATGTCAATTAATGTTATCCTATAGGCTTTTTATCCTATAGTTCTTATAGTTTCCTATAAGTTCGGCGTACATTTTCATCCCATAAGGATGTCGGATACTCTTGGGGATATTATATTCTAAACTCTTTAATAAAAAAGAGCCTAGGTTCAATCCCTACGCTCTACAATGTGCTATAGCTTTTATTCTATAGCCTTATCTCGGTATTAACTTATTGACTTATCTCTGTAAATATAATATGTTCGTATTAAGTCAACTTAGCATTTACCGACTTTACCCGATTTTCACTGATGTATTGCTACATCAGGCGGCACATAGTCTACCGGCTGTCCTGGCGAAGTCCCCCTGTTGCGCACTTGTAACTGACATGATGTAGTTATAACGCAACATTGTTTTCTGAGCCTGCGTCATGGAATTATAGGCTGTTGTAATGCCTTGTGATAACGCATACTCCTGTAAATTGGCGACCGAAAGATTTATTCCGAGCTGTTTTAAAGGCTCGATTTCACCTGAAATGCCCGCCCTTAATTTGTAGAAGGCGGTATCAGTATCAATGTTGTAAAAAGATGCCAAATCTCCGGCTAATCCTGCAAGAGTTGTTGACATTTTCGCAGCTGATTCCTGCGCTACACCAGAAGCATTCAGCATTGCCATCATGGTTCCGGAATAGTTCTTCGCTGCCAGTTCCGACAGTCCGAACTGCTTTGTTGCTGTAGATGCAAACTTATACGCCTGATCTGCCATACTTCCAAAGGCAACGTCTACAACGTTCTCAACCTCAGCGATATCGGAACCGATCTCAAGGATTCCTTTTCCACCCATGGCTTCGCTGAATTTGTTCATTACAGCTGAAGCCGCTTTGAAGCCAAGGACGGTCTTAATGAAAGAGCCCACATTGAAAGATGCTGTTTTCAGTCCGTTACTCCTATTGACTAGACTAGAGATTCCGGCTGCCAGAAATCCCAGTCCACTCTTTGCTTTTGTTGCTAATCCACCAAGCAACGAAGAAAGCCCCGAACCGATAGAGGAAAGCTTGTTAAAGGAATTGACCACAGTATTCGTGGAAGTCCCTACTTTCCCACTAGCCGCCGCTAACTGCCCGAGAGCTTCTGTCATTCTCAGTGTATTCTCACTGATCCGCGGAGCATCCTGCATGGCGGTAAAGAACTTCTTTACTTCTGTGGCTAAATTCTCCAATTGTGACGCTGTTTTACCAGTTTTGTCACCTGCATTCGCTAACCGTGAAATTGATTGCACAAACATGTTTATGGATTCTGAGGGCTTTACTGTAAACAGCATACCATTAACAACTTTTCTTAAGTTCTTTCCAAGGGTTTCCAAGCCTGCCGCTGATTGGTCTGCTTTTCCTCCGGCATTAGCAAGTCTCGCCAGTGAACCTACAAACCGGTTGACACTGGAAGAAACGTCCCTGATATCATTTAAGCTGTCGATGCTTTTGATGATTTCTCCCATCTTTGAAGTGTCAAATCCGCTCATATCCGCTGCCGCAAGTCGACTTAAGGAATTGATAACATTTGTGATTTTAGAATCCTTGAAGTTCATTCCGTTAAGAGCGTTCATGGTGCTGGAAATTTTTTCAACACCGGTTATTGCTGGCTGCATTTTCACAGCATCAATTTCTTGAAATTTTTGAATAGCGTTTACTGCTGACTTGACGTTTTTTGCATCAATCTTTGGAATTGAAATATTGGAAGCACCTTTTAAAGAACTTAATCCAGCAGCCAGATTCTGCAAGGATTTCGTGCTCGCTCCAAGCGTCGTAAAGTCAACTTTTGACAAGCTTCGAAGCTGTCCGGTTAATCCAGCTAAGTCCGGCACACTAACTTTTGTTTTGTTTAATGTCTGTAAGGCTGCTGATACTCTTCCAATTTCACGAGCATAATTTCTAAGCCCACCGGTATTGACGTTCCCCAGTGCTGTGTCAACATCCTTTAACTTTTTAGCCAGATTGCCTAATGCTTTTGTAGCGTTCCTGGTACTACTATTTATTTGTATATCAAGGGTATCAATGGTATTATCAGCCACAAAAAACACCTCCTTTTAATCAAAAAAAATAAGGGCAGACAAGACTTTTTATTCATCCTGTCCGCCCTTTTTATTGCCTATCTCAGCAATATTCGCATTTGCCTTTTTTATCAGAAGTTCGTAGTAACGTTCTTCCTGCTTCAATTCAGCTTCAGACCGTTTCGGAACATCTGGTTTTTCTTCAACCTGCGGTTTCTTTGTTTTTTCTGTGATTGGTTTATCTGGATATTTTGCTTTGTCAGAAAGCGCACTTGCTACCGCAGATTTCACATATAAGCCGGAAAGCCATGACTGATATTCAATCAGTTTTACCTGAGTTTCTATCTCATCACGTTTACTTTTCTCGTACTCACGTATCCTTATTTGAAGGTCACGTATGGTACTTCTGAGAAATTCTTTCCGGCTCATTCCGATGCGAACTGCCGCCGGATATAACTCCGTCCAGATTATTTCGCTGTAGCTTTTTTCTGGTGATCTGTCGGCTTCTTCGGAGCTCTCTTCGGCTTGGTTGACATGTTCATGTCGTCCATGAGTGTCTCCAGACCGGTCAGCTTGAAAAAACCATCTTTCTCCATCTGGTCAAGACACATGGCGAAGATACCGTAAAAGTTACCCTGCTCATCATCCTTATGTTCCTGAATAAACTGCACTGCAAGTCTCTTTGCAGTTGCAAGATTCGGGACAGAACCGTCTGCATCTGGATTGTCACCATGATACTGAAGAAGCCCTGCATAAAACACGGTTAATGCTGTGTTCGGGATATTTGCCATGCCGGAAATCATTTCTTCCGGAGTTTTGTCCACACCACCGCTTGTCGCCAGAAGCGTGTTCATTACACTTTTGACGCAATCATCGTAAAGAGACGCCTCAATGCTGTATTCCAGTTTGTACTCTTTGCTACCAATTTTTAAAAGTTTATACATAATATCTTTTCCTCCCAGTTAGATATATTTGTTATTCGCCTTCAGTTGGCTTAACTGCTGTATCCGGGCCGACATACTCATTGATAGTCAGAGACATGTCAACAGTAAGAAGACCATTCTGATCTCTTGCCGGTTTAGGAATTATAGTCGGTGGCTCGATTTTGGTGAAAAATGCTTTCTGAAGCGCCGGGTAATATTCCTCATACCACATAGACAGACCACTTGCATGAGCTGTTTTGTAAGCACTGATAAGGTCTTCCCACTCTTTGATTGTTTCGTCTGTAACGTTTACAGTTACATTGAATGTACCGCCGGTTGAACCACGACCTGCGATTGTTCTCTCGATTTCATCTTCAAGAGCAGATGCGTCAATAGTCTCAACGTCGATAGCGATTTCATCAGAAGCATTTATTCTGTGAAGCTGAGTGAATTTTTCTGGTTTTGTTCCCGCTACTGTCTCTACTGCATAACCGGTAAGAGCACCAACGGTACTGATTCCTGCGATATTTCCTGATGCCATATTGGCTCCTTTCTGCCTTTCGGCTATAAATTACTGCATAAAAAAAGAGCCATTACGGCTCTGACACGTAACCCTGTGCCCGGGAGATAAAAGGATCACCGCCCTTCTACTCTTCTTTGCTTACTTGTTTAATGACCTGATTCACATAAGTACTCAGTCCTGCGACAAGAATACCTTGTGTGATTGCGGTAAAAACTGCCATTGCAATTTCCTGACCGCCTGTGACTGTAGATGTAGCAAAAACATAGATTCCGCAGACAACTACGCCCAGAAGTCCAAGGATTCCAGGAATGTACTTGTCAGCTACAGTTTCAGCCTGTTTGAGGAATACTCCTACAAAATACAGGACTACAGCTACAACCAGGAGTTCTGGTTTCACATAGTTCATGATCTGATCCATTCTATCTCACCCCTTTCATTCACCGAGCAACTGCCCAGTGTAAATTCTTGTGTATCGGCTAACAAGCCGCTTGATACTATCGTCAGCGTTCCCCACGAGTTCAGGACCGTAGGTTCTACGAAATCCCATGCCAATCATGGACTGATGACTTTTTTCGTCGATTTGATATACTTTCGCAAGTGGAGCTGTACCCGTGGCAAAGCACTCGATCTGGATAGTCGGAACTGTGGCACATTCATCACCTTCAAGGTCTCCTTCTGTCAGAACGTTTCCCAGCATGTAAAGTCTTGCATAGGCTTTCTTTCCAGATGCAAGAGTTTGGCTTCTGTCCATGGAAAAATTTCCTTTACCAACTACAGGTTCGATCGCTTTATTCCAGCGTTTGTATATCTCGGATATCGGGTTTTTTAACATTTCCGGCATTTACATCACCTTGTCTGATAATACGAATTATTTCATTTATGTTTACATAATTATTAATAAGTAAAACTGATAACCGTTCAAGCCTTCTTATTTCAGATTCAATATCTTCCGGAAACAAAGAATATATATTTCCAGAAATGGTAACCCCAAGCATTTCTTGAATTTCCGTGATTGAATTTGTTTTAAATATTGACGTCAATATCGCTTCCGTGAAAACATTGGGAACATAATACCCTTTCAAAGAATAGGCAAATTTCTCTATCTCTGCGTTTTCGATTTGCATGTCTTTGATTTCTTTTTCAATTTGATTTGCATATTCTTCAATAGAAATATGTTTACCGTTAGAGGTAAGATAAATAATCGTAGGATTAACATTAGCATTTTTATCGATATTTTTATTTTTCGTGTTCCCTTTGGAAGAAACAATCTCATCCACAATGTGAACAATTTCATTTTTGCCAATTCCAGTAAACCATTCATTGCTTATTTTGTGAGAACTGATTTTCTTGTGTATTAAAGCTTCGACAGCATATCCGTTACTCAGCTCTTGACTTTGATACACCAGTTTTAGATAAGGATTCCCTATCTTTAAATTCTTTAATCTAGTCTCTGGTTCGATTGACACGCCTATTTTGTAGGCATCTCCGGACTTCATTACATAAATTTTTTTCATTGCATCCTTCCATGAAAAAAGCACCTACCTTTCCGGTAGATGCTTCGCATCTTAATTGTACAAAATATGCGTCATATGATTCCATATTTTAGTATAGGATGTTTAACTTCCAAACACTTCCTTTGCAATATGTCGTATCTGAATAATGATAGCTTCTTCCGCATGGTACATTGGCATATATGCCCTGTTACCATAAGAATGATGTTTTTGTCCGCTTTCATCCACATACCACCATCCGTTTGGGTCGTAGGCGTGTTTTTGATCTGGATAAGTACCAACACCATAATCAGCACCAGATGGCAAAGGATAGCTATCCGTTCCATAAGAAATACCGGCACTAAATTCGATGAAAAGAACCTTATCTCCAGAAAGTCGGACTGCTGCACCAACAATATCGCCATGTCCGTTATTAATAACTTCCGTGTAGTAAGAACCTTTTTCTTCGGACGGAACAGATTCCATTGTGGTCTGGATAACCTGTATTCCTTCTTGAGCCAGTTTGTCAATGAAAATCTGGTTCTTCCTTTTAATATCTTTCTGGTATGCCTCCAACTGCTGAATTGCGGACCGCAAAGAATTATGGTTCAAACTGCACCGGATTGTTTTCCTACTCATTGTTGCCACCGATTTTCGCTATTCCATATCGGGCGACTTGTCCTTTTTGAGTATCAAGGATTCTCTTAAGCCTGTAGTCTGGAAGAACAGTCGGGCTGTTATCTCCATCAAGGATTAATGTTCCGTCTTCCCTAATTTCCGGCACGACATCAATCCACAAGACGTTGCCTTCTTTTGGATTAAATGTTCGGTCAAAAACCGTAATGTACCGGTCATAGTCGGGAACGATTCCGGCAGACAGTTCTTCTGGCGTACCGGCTGTTGCTGATACTGAAATGTTCTTCCTTTGCGGGTTTGAATAGACAAGAGTTTTATCCATTCCATTGTTTTTTTCTGTTACTGTCGAAATCCATATGGACTGTTTTTGGCGAAGTCTACCTCTCATATATACACCCTCCATTGACAGAAATTAATTTTCGTGTTATTCTTATGCAGAAATCAGGGAACGACGTATCCCCAGATTTCATAATCTTCCAGTCCCCAGTTCCTTAGTTCTGGGGACTTTTTTAATTTAATATAAATGAATTAAATAGTAAGGCATCCAGATTTGACGGAAATATCAAGAAAGTAGGATTCCGTTCAGGCCAAAGAGCATTGAATAATATTTATCTTGATTTTTACGATTCAAATAATTCAAGAACAAGTTTGGCATTTACTACAGATGGAGAAAATGCAATTAAGTTCCTTGTTAACGATGAGGAAAAATGGAAGGTTGTCGTAAAATAATTTTCCTCTTCCCACTTTACGATTCCAAATTAAATAGTAAGGCTGTTTCAACGTATGATATGGGAAGCTACTATAACGATTATACGTTTGCAAAGTTTTTACAAGAAAAACAAGGTACTGGCATTACAATTCTAAGTGGATATACTGGATACCTGTTTTCAGATTTGCCAACAGATTTATCAGATGCTGTCAACGTCATTACATACAAGGGAAATAATCAGAAATCAGGAATATATTCACAAGGCTTTATTTCTGATAGCTTAGGTCATCGATATACGTTTGTGGCAGATGCTAGTTTTTCAAACGTTACATTTAACAAATTCTAAATGCGGTTATGAAATAGTAAGACGCCATCAAAACACGTAAATTCTTTGGAAAACTACATGAAAAACGCTCCTATAGGCGTGAATTTTTGTGATTGTCAAGGAGCAGACGATAATCCCGACAAAGGTACTATGTCAATATGTATGACATTTGTTAATGATGATCACAGTTGGGGAGTACAGTATCTTTTTGTATATGAGCGCATTCGTTACCGTATAATGAGTAATGGTGCTGTGGACGAATGGAGGCGAATAATATAGAAATTTTCCTCTTCCCATTTAATTCATTAAGAAAGTATCTATTTTACGCCACCTGTTCCAACAGATACGGAACAAAATGTATCGCTTCATCCCCTACAATCTCATATGCGATTTCAAAAATCTGCCTTGCTTTGTCAGCAATCAGATTGGCAATCAATTCTTCTACTTCCACCCAATTTTCACGGGGCACAAGTCTATGTAGTTCTTTAAGAAATCCGCTCGAAAACATCATTGCATGGCTCAACTCATGTAAAACTACCCTTGTGAGAAATTCGCCCGAAATAGCGTCAGAAATCCAAATAATTCTTGTATTTCCATCCGTCACAGCACAGGTCATAGTACCGGTACGGTCAATCAGTACTGGATTCTCAGGATGAGTGAACCGAACTTTCCATTTTTGCCCGTTCATGTAAAATTGTCTTAGCATAAAACCACCGCCTTTAAACCAAAAAGCCCCTACCACATTTCTGTAGCAAGGGCCTTGTTTTTAGTTCATCTGTTGAAGAAGCTTAGTCAGATCAGTTTTCATCTGCTGTCTAAGGGTCGCATCTGCATCCGACCACATCTCAGACATGGTACGGATAACATCCTGCGTGTACTCTTTCATTGAACTGTCCATCTTCTGTTTTGAATCTGCATCTTTGGAATCATGGTAATGCCTGCGATTCTCGCTGTATCTGTCATAGGTTTCGCCGTATCTGGACTGCTGACGGTTCGTTCCGTCCATCCTCATGTTACTACGGTCCGGATGATATCCCATGCGGTATGCATCCGAATTATTCAGATACTCGTCCATCCAGTCATCATCTTCCATGTACAGGTACGGTTTATATCCCATACGACTTCCTCTACCCTTTGGGGCAAATCTGCCATTGGAATAACGATATCTGTCATATCCCATGCGTCCAAGATACTTCTCTTCCTGTTCGCATTCGTCCATAGCTTCTACGATTCTGTAATCTTTATCTGCACAAATTGCACACTTTACAGCTTCCATGCAGTCCTTCAGATCGTCCCAGTCTTGAGCACTGAGATTATCGAAGCCATGTGTCTTGGCTTTTTCCATAGCCCATTTTCCCATTTCCATTGCAACTTTATGCATTACAGTGCCCCCTTTCTAACAGCCTGTGTAACAGGTGTATCTGCTGTTGGGGCTGTACCATTAATTGCTGTCAAATTGTTACTCGGACTACAAGCCGGATTCCCTAACATCTTGAATACTCCACCAGTTGCACTCGTAGCTACTCTGGTTGCGTACTTCGTTCTGGTTCTTACGCCACAAGCCGTAACCTGTGCACAGCAACGATTCTGTAATGGATACAGGGTTGTTCCCGTTCCTATCTGAATCACCACCGGAGCGTTAATCGTAGTGGTTTCTGGTATGCTCTGTGCAATCACAATGCAATATTTTTCACCGTTGTTATAACTACCTGCTGGAAGTGTAATCACAAGATTACCACCAGTAAACGCAACAGCCTGGCTTATCACGAGATGATCACAGAGCTTACAAACATTTTTACAACTCATACTTCTACCTCTCAATCAAATAAGAGGTGAGCCGTAACCCACCTCTTAGAATTAGTCAACCTCTAAGGGTGAGTTACTTAGCAGCAACCGTTGTTGTATCCGTTGCATCCACCGTAGTAGGTATTCGGATTCGGAACAACATATGCCGGAACAGCTGCCGGATTGATTGCATTGATTAACTGCTGTGTCTGAGATGCCATTGCAGTTGTAAGAAGTGCGCTCTGGCGATCCTGAGATGCAGCACGTTTCAGATCAGAGTTCTCTGCCTGTAATGTTGCAAGCTTATCATTCGTCAAGAAATCAAGAATTGCTCTTGTGTTGCTGTTCTGATTGTCCAGAAGGTCTCTGGTGTTGTTGTTCATTGTGTTCTGAAGAGCACAAGTGTTGGTTGCCAGGTTATAGTTGATACCCTGAATAGCTTCCCTTGTTTCACAACAGCAATTTGCTAACTGAGACTGTAATGCATTGGTATTCTGCATACCGGCTACAGTATCAGCATTAATTGCCTGCTGAACGCCATTGAAGCCCTGAAGCATTCCAACGTTCATGCCGTTGAAACCACTCTGCATGGTATTGTTGAGTGCATATGTGCTGTCACAGATACCCTGCTGAATACCTCTGATACCGTTTTGGATATCGTTAAGAGCGAAGCCCTCGTTGATATCGGCACGTGTAGCCCATCCTTGGAATCCGGCACCATTAGCACCGTTTCCACCATTACCGCCGAAGCCACCGCCCCAGCCGCCGAAACCTCCCCATCCGAAGATTGCGAAGATCAGTACGAGCCAAATAAGTGAAAAACCATCGCCGCCCCACATGTCATTGGCACGGTTATTAGAGCCTGTAGCAGCTGCAATGTCGCTAAGGCTGTAATTAGAACCATTCATCATGTTTTTAGTCTCCTTAAATATTATTTACAATAGGAGACATCCGCGGCTGTCATCCCAAATTGTAGCGATTTTAAATCACCCAATCATGGGGAAGTGTTATAATCCAAGGAATTTCTGGATAATTCCATCTGGTGATAAGTGCTTTTCATTAAATACATTTTGCTGAATTTGATGTAACTGGTCTGTATCACCTTTTTTGTATAAATCCAAAGCATTTTTTAATGTTGGATTATTCCCTGCAAATTTACTCATATCGTTCATCATGTTATCAACACTTCCGAACCTCTGAGAAATCATTTTTTCAACTTGCTTTTGCATCATGGCATTTGGATTGAAATTCATCTCTGCTTACCTCCGTTCTGCTGCTTGGCTTCCGGTGTTACCGACATTTGTGTCGGGAACATGTTCTTTATTTCGGAAATCTCAGAACAAACATCGTTCCGAAGTTGGTTAAACATAGCTTCTATATCAATCTGTTTCTCTTCTGATTTTGGTTGCTGTTGTTCGTCTGGATTTAGAAGTCGGTAAACAAAAATTCTGCTTCTTCCGTCTGCCTGTAGTTGTTTTTTGTATATTTCTGTGCCATCTGTTTTTGGATAATAGACAGGATTTCCAGTCATATCCACATCTTTTGCTTTTACAGTATCAATACCATCAACCATTTGCCCTGAAAGCATAGCAACCTGTGGCATCTGCTGCATCGGCTGTTGCATTTGTGCCTGTCCATAAGGCATTGTCTGTTGGTAGTTGTTCTGCAACTGTGCCAATCTATCTTGATACGGTTGTACCGGTGTTTGCGGGTATGGATTCAATGGTTGCGGATAATATGGATAAAATGCCATAGTGTGTTCCTCCCATCTCTGTAAGCTTTTCTCTATGCTTATATTATATGAGAGAAACCTAAGTATTTGAACGACACTATTTCGCCATATTTTCGCCATGATACAAAGAAAAGCCCCGATAATACATCGGGGCAACTTTAACAATCTTCTTTTTTACTTTTCGGTTTATGCGGTCAATGGTTCTTGGACTATACCCCATAATCTCTGCTGTTTCAAACAATGTTTTTTCCTCATAAACTCTTAACCGGAAAAATTCTTTTTCTCGTGAATCAAACCCGGATTCGCTTAGATAAAACTTTCTTTCATCTTCTGAAAAGTCTGTATAATTCATAATCCCACCGCCTCCCTTACAAGTGGAATTGCTTATTATGCCGGAAAGATACCGCTTAATACAAACCCTACAATAGCCCCGATCACGGCTGTAATAACGCAAACAACAATCGTGTCGTAGCGTTTTCCCGGGGCTTCCATGAGGGATTTTAAATTATTATTCATTTCATCCACCGTATCTTTTATGTGCCCGAGATCATTGTTGTAAAGAACAATTTTGGTTTCAAGCGCATTGATACGTTCAAAAAAAATGCCGTCACGTTTAGAGTGTTTCTCTTTCATTTCGTAAACAACTTTTTCCAATTCTTCTAAGCGGTGTTCGTTAAAGCAATTCTGTTCACATCCCATCGCTACTCTCCTTCACTCCCATTACATTTTTTGTACTTCTTCCCACCTCATAATGAAGTACCCCAGCAACGCCTGGGAGGAAATGCGTCACGTTCTCAACCTACTTTTTCTGTCAGATTCCTCTGGCAAAGGGAAAAACGCCGTGATTGACAAATATCTCTGTTTCAGAGTTCCATCCTGCATTTACAGAATTTTCCGAATGAGATGTTTCAAACTCAACTCCCTGTTTCACAAGAAAATAAAGAGCTAAATCAAAAATACAATCATAGCATTTGTCCATATCTTTATTGATGTTTTCTTCCGTATAACTCTCAGGATAATTGCGTTTTTTCTGGAATGACCGAATAGCTCTTTTGACTGCTAAGGGAATCATCCTTGCGGTCAGTTCATCACCTTCCAGATACATTGATAGATCGCTTGTAAGCTGTTCGTCCATGCCATTTCACCTACCCTTGCTGTGCTATAATTTCTGATATGATACCAGCCTTGTTTGTGGAAGTCAGGGCATAACCATTGTCACTTGCAAGCTGTCTCAGTTGAGCCACAGTCATACTGGACAGCTCGCTTTCTGTATACTTGTGTGTAACACTTGCTACAGACGGTGACTGGCTGTTTTCATCAAGGCTATGCCCGTTTATTCCCCCTTTGTACCGATAACGATACCGCCATTGGCTTTCGGTGCTACCGGAATAAACATACCGGATGCTTTTGTCCAAACAGCAACTGGATCCTGTGTAGCCCACATGGAAAGAGTAACAAAAGAGCGATTCTCTTCTTGGATGAACTGTCTGTATTCATTCTCTTCCGGTGTTGGTCCCCAAAGTCCAGTACCGAAGGAACCGCCTGCATCAGCTTCGTAGAGAGTGAACACATCCTCTTTGAAGTATCTTCCGGTCATCAGAGTTCCGTCTGCTTTTCTGTAACGGAATTTCTCGTCGCAACGACCAACGGTGATTCCGTACTCCTGCATGAGCAGATTTGCAAGCTCCTGTCTGGTAAGGAGGCGTTTATTCGCAGCTCCCAGAACAGCTGTCTGCATAGCTGTGTTGTTTCTCATGTAGTTGATCATCTTCAGAGATGTGACTGCATTTGTTACTACGTATCCGGAATCCTCGGCTACAGTTACCATCTTCTGAATATCGCCCATGATATCTGCATCTGCTGTAGACCAGTTGGTAAGAGTGACCTTTGCAGAACTTGGTACGCCATAATCGATATTCATTTTCACATTGTTTTCATCAATTTTTACCATACCGGTTGAAAGGAATTGGCCTTTCATGATGTTTGCCCTTCCAACAACACCTTCGAACAGGTTTGTCGCATCGTCAAAAACGAAGTTTGTAAGAGTTTCGTTGTCCGGAACGCCGTTTTCGATAGCTTCCTGGAGACGCTCAGACTGATTGATCTTCCTCTTGATAAAGAGTTTTTCAGTCAGAACTTTCTCGAATCCCGGTCTGGTGCCGATTTCTGCTTCGGTATCAAGAGCGTGAACAAATGCTACCTCCGGCAGTCGTTGTCCAGCCATAAGTCTGTAATACTCGGCTTTCCAAAACGGTGTCTTTACATCTGGAAAAATGGTATCGAGGATACCAGGTCTTGCCACAGAAAAATTCTGAGCGAAATTTAATCTTTCTTCTGCTGTGATAGCTTCTAATACATTGTATGGCATATTGGTTATACCTCCTTAAAATACTGGATCTGTTGTGGTTACAAAAACAATTCCCTGCGCGGTAAGCTCTGTTTTTGCAGTTTCGTCGACTGTGACTGGCAGCCTTTTCTCAAGGACACGTCCTGCTACGATCACGGAAATCGGTCTTTTAGCATCATCTGTCATATCAACATCTTCAAATACGATTCCTTTTGCACCAGTCCCATTTGTCGGATACACGGAACCTGCTTTGATGATTTTTTTATCATTTACTGCCGTTGCATTTGTTGCGTCTGCGGTGTAAGTTTTCAGTACCAGTCCAACCTCAGATTCGAGAATGTTGGGAGTTGACTCATACTGTTTTGTTTTCATAAAAGCCATAATCTAAATCTCCTTTACTTACTTAAAAATTAACCGGTGCATTGTCACCTGCCGGTTCTGTTTTTGGGTTCATGCGTGCTGAGTAAGCTTTTGCGTACTTAGCTGCCGGACTATCGTTATCATCTTTTTTCTGTCCCTTGTCTGAATTTCCGCCACCTGGATTCGGAGTATTGTCAAGAACTGCTTTCTCCCATTCAGATTTAGCATTATCCAGAGCTGCTTTATTTGCTTCGGAAATTCCATCAACAAAAGTTTTGACTTCCTTCATTACGTCTTCAGACTTGTCTGCTGGCATAGACGAAAATGCTTTGATAGCGCTTGCATATGTTTCTGTGGAAAGTCCCGCATTAGCGAAAGCAGACGTAATCTCGCTGGAAAGTGCTTTCCTGTTGGATTCGGCAAGTGCTTTTTCCAGGTCGGAAATCCTCTTTTCGTTTTCTGCTTTTTCCTTCTGCCGCTCCACTTCCTGCCTTTCAGCATCCGTCATATTCTGGGCTTTCAAATCATCCAGTTCCTTTTGAAGGTCATCTGCTTTATCAGCTTTTTCTTTCAGAGAAGTGTTTTTTTCTTTCACTTTCTTTGTCTCTGTTTCAACAGAATCAAGATATTTAGTCACCTGCTCTTCAGACGGTTCCTCGATTCCAAAGCCAATAAGTACCTGTTTTGCCTGTTCTCTTGTCATAGAAATCTCCTTTCTTTCAGACCATCACACTTTTTTCACACGGTTCGCTCCGCACATGATCTGTACCCGATTTACGCTCACGGGCTGTTGCATTATTTTTGTGTATTAAAAAAGGAACCTTAGATGTTATTCCTTGGTTCCTTTGATAATTGAATTTACGAGTTTTGATTGATGGCTGAAGAATTTACCATTGAATCAATTTCAGCCAGATTCTGACTGTTTTTATCAATCAATTGTTGTGCTTTTTGCGTTTCTGCGTCCGGGTCTGCCAGTTCGGGATATACAGTTCCCAGATAAGGCAAACTCATTTCATATACCTTTTGTGGATCGCTGAAAAGTCCGCAGGTAATCAATGCAATCAGCGGATGAATTTTATTTTTAAACAGATAGTCAAGAGCCTGTGCTTTGACAAGCATGTTATCTGTCGGGTTTCTGGTTATCTTTACATCAAAATCTCGTGTTGAGATTGAAATATCCTTTGTGGTCTGTCGGATGATATTTAGAATGATTCTGGCACTTGTTTTCTCAGCTTCCCGGATAAATGGTTCATCCAGTTTTGCTCTGCGTTCTGCAAAATCCCATCCATTTCTGAGATATACAGCTTGACCAGTATCGCCAGACGATTGTTGCTGCCTATCCGGCATTCCCTCAACAATAAGCATGTTGCTGTAGATATCGTCTTTTGCGACTTGACTTTCTGTTTGATTCAGTTCAGCGGTCATCAGGTCAACATCTGACTGGCAACCATTTCCAGTATCCTTTACAGAGATCGCACCAAGCTTAATCATTTTCAGAAATTCGCTTTCATCAATCTCACAGTTCTTAAACTTCATAAGAGCTTGCACGAACTGTTCTACGCCATCCATTCTGTTCGACTGCATGTTGTTCATAGTGTCAAACATGGTTATCGCAATTTCGATATCAGAAAGACGATCGTGGTTATTCGGGTACTCAACTACCGGGATGCCACCAAAACCATTGATGCCGGTTTTTGTAATCTGTCCATTCTGAATCTCAAAATATTGTTTTGCTGAAAAACATAAATAATACTGCTGTTCATTCTCATCTTTAAGGATTTGAACCGAGAGCATCGCTTTTCCGGTCTTCCGGGAATAAACAATGTAACAATCCCCCGGATATGGTATAAAAATCCGGAACGGTGGTAACTCACTGTCCTTTGTCCAGTCATCTTCTTTCAAAATTGCTTTGTATGCGGTTCCTACAGCACTTTGATAAGTACCTAGTTCAATGTTTCTAGCTTCTGCATTTGCTTCGTCCAGATAGTCGTTAAACAGATCTACCTGCTCATTTGCTTCTTCTGTAGCTTTTTTCTTCTTGCATACATACTGGATAGGTTCGCCATATGTCTGTGATGCTTTGAAGCGGACAACTTCCAGTGCATGGTTCTCGCATACACGGTTGTTAATTTCCGGTCGCACCACTTTTTCTCTATAAAGAATCGGCTGATCTCCTTTGTAGTACCGGTACAAATAGTCAATCAGTACCCTATTCCGGTTATGAGTGCCGATTGTATCAGAAACAACTTTTCTGACGTTTGCTGTTGTAATCTGGCTTACACCGGTATAGGCAATTTTGCGACCAAACTCGCCCCGGCATAAGTCAATGAAATTCATTTTATTTCTGCCCACTGCCTACACCTCCCATTTTCGGGCATTAAAAAAGCACCGGATTATTCTCCGATGCTCGTTTTACAGGTTACATTATATTATACATAGAACATATGATTCCATATTAAAACATATTAACTTTCAAAATGCTTTTGTTTTCGTAGAGCTTCAATAGCTTTTCCATGGCAGGAACGGATATGCTGTACGGAATATCCCATCTCGTCTGCGACCGTGACCAAATTTTTAAATTCTATGTATCTCTTATGGAGTAAGGATGAGTACATGGAGTTTTCCATGTCATTAATATCTCCGGAAACTTTCATTTGCAATTCTGCCAGTTCCTTGACATCAGATGCTATTTCCTGCTGCAATTCAACAATTCTGGTTACAGCATCACCAACACGGTCTTTTCCACCGGAAGTCTGCACTTTATCTCCATTTGAAAAAGAAGATATACTGGTTGCCAAAAGCCTTAAGCGGTATTCTTCCTGTATTTTGTTCTGTATTTTTCTATCAGAATCTTGCACTTGCTCAAGATATTGTCGTGTGTTCATCTCATTCTCCCTCCCCATAATGGATTGCGCATAGCTGTCACTGTACCTACATTTCCTTTTTCTATAAACATCTGAAGCTGAGTAAGACCGTCCGGTGCATCATCATGCACATTCTTTCCGAGCTGGACAAAGAAAGTAAGTTCGTCCATAGCTGCTTGATACTCTTTGCTCCGATGTTCTTCGTCCAAAAAAATAAAGTTTCTTTTTATGTCATCTGAATATGCGATGATCTTAGACATTTTTTCCATATTCCCTGGCGCACGGCTGGATGTGCAGCTGCATTTATACTTCTGTTCTTTGAGTTTTTCATCCACGTACATCTTGTACATATCACCACCGTTGTTTGCCTCGAAGTTAATCTGTCGTATCTCGTTTCCAATGATTTTTCCAACAACAAGCGGAAGGGTAACTTCTTTCGTTCCTTTGTTAAATACCCAGTCAAAAATATAGATATCTCCATTTTCGTATTCTCGCCCAATAGGCATTGAAAGACTATCTCCACCGCCCCATGCAACATCACAGGCAGTAACAACACGGCTGTCACCTTCCGGAAGTATTCCATTGTAGTACCGAAGTCCATCTTCCGGAAAAAGTATTCCTTCACGGATAAATGGATTTTGCTGGTATTTGGCTTGCCATTCGTTAGCATCCAGCCTTGACTTCATATCCACATAGTATTTTGTAGAAAATCCTACGCCGTAGTCATAATCGAAGTTGGATTCACCATTTTCATTCAATGCTGGAATCTTCCTAAAGCGGTACCGTGGATTATTTTTCTTTTCAGTCTCCACTCTTCCAAGAGGATCCATGACATTCCATCGTGTTCCGACCATTAACTCTCGTGCACCGTCATTTTTACGGTCAACCAGAACGTTCAGATAATCCTGATACCGGTTTTCCAGACGTGTTGGGCTTAATGATTCAGTTCTGTCACGAACAAGGTCATCCACATATAAGTAACCGTCTGAAGATATATCTACGGAACCTGTCCATGTTCCATCAATACCACGACAAGTCAGTGTTGAAAATCGGTCCGGTGCGCCAAGGTTGATTTCTTTCTTCTCTGCCGACTTATTTTCAAGGGTTGCAGACGGAAAGATTTCATTGAAAGTATATTCTGGTGTCGAAATAAGGTTCTGTATTTCTCCGTAAAATCCGTCGGCAAGGATTCCACTGTGACCGCTCATAGCGTTATGGCTGTTCGGGCGTTTACCCATTATCCAGGACAGGAAAAATATACAGGTGGTTGACTTTGCGGTTCGGGGTGGCATAGACACGCCAAGAAACTCAATCTTTCCGTCCTCTAAGTCCTGCAGATCCTGTACGAGAACATTTAATGTCTTTTTTCTCGGCTCGTAGAATTTTCTGCGTGGCTGCCTATTCTTTTCCATGTAGTACAGATAACTCTCGAATAACCATGGAGCTTCCAGCAGCAAATACTGCCAGTAGATATCATCAAAATTACCGCTTCCGGTCAACGCAGCTTGCCTTGCAGCTACATTATGAGCATACTTGCTTACTTTTATTGCCATTTGTTGTGCTTCTAAATTCTCCGTAAACGGCAAATCAATGTTCATGTTTAACAGCAGATCAAGGCAGTCTTTCTGATTCTGGTAAACAGACATATCTCCGCTGATGATTTGATTTAAGACTACCCGATACCATTCAAATGAGCCTTCTGTAAATTTTTGCATAAAAATAGAGCCAGACCTCCTTTCTTCTTAGGATTTAGTCTGGCTCTCATGTGGCTCTCTGACTGGTTTATTTATTTTTCTTTTTTAATTTCAAGTATTTTCTATATTTGCGGCTGTATTTCCGAAGAATCAAATCAAGCATGATGCTATTTGTTTGTTCTGTGTTTTCTGACATAGTTGTGAGATACGGATAATCTTCTCTATCATCTACTAATGTCTTGAAAATTAAGTCTAAAGCAAACTGAGCGCTGATAGGTGGGTCGCACAGTTCAAAGTCTTTATCCTTGTACCACTCATCAATCTTCTTTTGGAATCCATCAAACGATATTTCTTCATTCCATATCATACATTCACCTCACGATGCTTCTAAGTGAATCCCACCACTCGTCTTTTTTATTTATATCTTCTACTCGTTCGAACATAAATTTCAACTTATAAATATCTGATTCTGATGCAACAGATTCAGTATGCATGAGTTTGAATTTTCTTTTAAGATATCCAATTTCAAGAATGCATTCCTCCGGAAGATCAGTGTAATTCATGACGCATTCTACCAAAACAATTCGTTTATCTTCTTCATGATGTATTTCAATGTCTGCCAGTGCATTAATGATTTCTTCATCAATAACCTTAACGGGATAATTCACTACACCATATTTCATATATTCACCTCAGTCTGGAATCCCTAATTGTTTGTAAGTAAATACGGCTGTATACTTCTTCCCACACTTGCAGCAAGTTTCCGTAATGGTACAGGTCTTTTCTTTATCGTCGCACTCTGAAATAGCTGAATCCCGGAATCTACATCCGCCTGTCAGAATACATTTAATCCGTTTTATGTTCATCTGGTTCCTCCAAATAATTGATAATTTCATGTGCGATATGTGCCAATTCCATTCTGGTATGTCGCTCAAAAAATTCATCAAAGTCAATTTTGAATACTGAATCAAATTTCTGTGATTCATTGATTCTTTTTATAGTTTTATCAAGTTTTGTTTCTGGATAAGGTGGGTTTATATAACAAGTCAAAGGATTATTTTCATTATGTACCTCCGAATCGCATATAACCGGATACCATTCAACAGCAGTTCTTTCTCCTGCGTCTTTTTGAATTAGAATATTTGAAAGTCCTCCAATATAACATTTTATGACCATATCATCATTTTTTATTTTTACTGAATATTCCTTTTGGAATTCAAATGCAGTGTACTCAGTATAAAATTTTAAAACGGTCTTTGTAATTGGCGGATAAGATGTAAGAAGAATTTCCTCGATATCAATCTGCGCATATGTTTCTATTCCAAGTTCGATGATCTCAATCGGAATCCTTTTAACCACAATTCTCATACATTTACCTCAAACTCTTTCTTGCAGTTGCTACCCTTGCATTTCAATTTAAGATGCCGAATTCTTGTCTCTGGGCTAATCAGAAGTGCTTTCTTCTGGCAAAGCGGGCAGCACGCCCATACGCTTCCTTTTATGTTTTTTATTAACGCCTGCCCGTCCCATGACTCTGGTGGATTCATGATCTGTGAGAAGTCTATTCCTTCGAATTCGAACGCTGATTTAATGCTCATCTGATTTTCTCACTCCTTTTCGTCCTGCAATCTTGCGCTTTTTGGGGAATCCGTGCATTTTGCGGAAATTATTTTGTTTAATTCGATTTGTTAAAAGCAACGAGTAAAGTAATTCTTTTGACAAAACAAATTCCGTTCTAAACCCTAACTCTTTTCCGACAGATTGCAGCGAATAATTAATCAAATCTCCCGGAAGCTCCGGTATTCCTGATGTATCTATCTCTTTTTCTCCTATAAAGATCCGCTTCAATTCATCTTTCTCGCCCATATCAGCTTATTTTCCTCCTAATTGCACGTCTTCCTAAGTTCAAAGGCGCTTCTTAAATCTGCTAGCATATCAACCAGCGTATTAACAGTTATCGTCAGTTCGTTAATCCGAACATTGCTCGCCTGGTACAATTTCCGATAATGTTCAAGTTCTTTCGGTGCATCGCAGAACGGAAGATCTATGGTTCCATCTTTCACCCATGCAGCTGTTTCAATGACTTTATTAGCACGATCGAGATCTTCATGTGCCTTTCTGTTCTCTTCTACCGTTTTGGCAAAATCTCTCTCCAGCTCAATCCGGCGTTCTTGTAAATCCAAAATTTCATGCTGTCTTTTCTCACATTCTTCAGATAGTCGGACAACTTCTTTCTTCAGCTGATCTACCGTCCAGTTCTTCATATCTTCAATCCTCATGGTTTCCTCCCCTCAAATCTTGGTAAATGTTTCCATATCGTAATTGTTACGGATATGATCCACACATTCACTGAGTTTTTCTTTCAAGATTGGGTCTTTTGCAATGTCCGGATGTATCGTATACATTATGCAACTGCCTTCTCTTCCCTCTTTCTGGAATTTCCGCCAGTTAAAAGTCATTGTAAACAGTGGAATCCTTGTAAAATTCTTTGTCTTATGCCTTATGTATAGATTGAAAAGTTTCTTAATCATGGCAATTCTCCCTTTTTCATCATGCTGTTTTCTCAAACAGGCCAAGAATAAACTCCCGACCCATCTGCGTAATCCGTCTATGGTAGATTACTTTTCCAGAATCCAATACTTCCTTTTTGATTTCCTCATATCCGCAGTCGCTGTAATTGGAGTACATCAACCACGTACCGTTTACCTGATACTGGATCTTCTTTTCTGACAGAATCCGGTTTAGCTGCATTGCTGATTTCAGCCCCAATTCTTTGGCAATTTCAGTAATGGTATATGTTTTGTTGACGTGCATCAGGATAGCATTCTTTCTCTCGGCTTCTACTCTTGCAGCACGTTCCTCTTTCAGTTTAGTCAGAAGCTCGATGCCGAAGTCTGGATTGTTGAGGATATTATCAATAACATTGTCTGTAGCATATATGCCATGTTTGTGGATTGATGGTAACACTTCCGATGTTACCCACTTTTTAAAATGTTTAGCAGACGGAAGCTTGCTCGAAAGAATAAGGCTGTAAAGACCAGATTCATTAACGATGTACATTTCACGGCTTTGACCTGAGTCGGTGAAACGCCTTGTCAGCTTATCTTCATCATCCACATGTCTCTTTATTGCATCTGATGTATCTTTATATCCCAATATCTCTGCAACGTCTTTTCCAACGAAATATGGCACTTCCTCAACCATCACTACACGTACAGAACCTAATTCTGCATTTTTAAAAACTTCCGGTTTATTCATTTCTCTCTTTCCTCCCTGTGCTTCATCTGGCACTTGATCATCTTTGCTATATTCTCACGTTCCTGTTTTATCCCATGCCCTTGCCGAAACAATTCGCATTCAAGGATATTTCCGCACTTGGAACATTCATCTTTGATTTCTTTGCCTGCTATTTGCATTATTCGTCCTCACAATAAATAAAAAGGTGTAGGGCAATTTGTTTAAGATCATTCTTTCCGTATAATCGGATCCCATCTTTTGATTCTCTGCCAATCAGCCAATCTGCTAATTTAAAAGGTGGTTTAGGGGGTTCTCCCTCTTTTGGGGCTGCCGCTTCAGCATTTGACTGGATAGTAAGTCCGTACCACAAATGACGGTGCCAGTATTCCAATGCTTCTGGGCTGCATCTCTCTTCTAATTCCGAAAATACCTTTTTGTAATCAGATAATTCTTTTTTCATTTTCTTTGCTTCTTGTTTTGTCATTTTCAATACCCTCCCAACATTCACAACTATCATCCAACAATCTGAAATCTGCCCGATACTCACTGTCACCATTACAGCATACGCCTTCTTCCAGTGCGTACCATTTGCATTTACAACAATAATCTTTTTCCATAATGTCACTCCCAAAATTAAAAAAGTCCGGCGGGTGGACTTGAACCACGCATCGTCGCCCAACGCGAACCACCGGAACCAATCAGAAGGTAAATTTGAGCATTTTGGAAATGCTTTCCGGTAATGGCAATTTACCGGAATCGGAATGGCAGGAATCGAACCTGCGACACATGACTTGTAAGTCACTGCTCTACCGCTGAGCTACATTCCGTGCCGCTTACCACGGCTGATCACCTCGGTAAATGAATGAGATGATTTCCATTTTGCACAACATATAAATGATATGCTTTTCGTACTGCCCAGCAGTCCTCAGGATAAACATCAACCTTTTCCCATGGGTTTAATCCGCTTGAACCATAGGCCGCCCGTGCACTGACAGCATAGAACGAACGAATTAATTTGCAGGAGACGGATTCGAACCGCCGTTCTCAAGGATATGAGCCTTGTGAGATTCCACTTCTCCATCCTGCCTTAACCCGGATTGCACCGGGTTAGCAATAGGTTTATCGTGTTATGCTTTCCACTAGACTGTTTTCATCAGTGTCAGTCCCACGGAGTTGTTTCGGAGGATTATTCCTGAACGCCTCTTGAAAACTCCCTGTCGTCAACGTGCACTCATTGGCGACATATTCAACTCAGAGGCAGTACCGAACGGGAAGTTGCTTTTTCAATCCGGCTACGCCGTTACGTACCTTCTGGAAAACAACCCACATACACACATTCGGCAGTTTTTTCTGCCCATTAAACGGATGGTCAGCTTTGGGAGAAATGGAAGCTCTGGGGTTTGAACCCAGGACCGACCGGTTATGAGCCGGTTACTCTGACCAACTGAGCTAAGCTTCCTGAGTAGCAAAAAGATACAGGGTCGCTGCGATATCTGTCTTTTTACTACTGTTGCAGTTCTTGACCGCCAGCTGCAACAAAGGTTGAAACCACCCGGAACATTTGACTGTTCCTTTAGACATCGCCGTTGCGATAGGTGGTAAAGGGTATTTCGTTAAAAAAGGAAAAAGAAAATCCAATCTGCATCAAAGGGAAGATGAAGCCCGATGCAGAGCGGCGCATGTGGGATTCGAACCCACGCATAACGGAGTCAAAGTCCGCTGCGTTACCGCTTCGCCAATGCGCTATGTTGCGGCAGTCGCTCAACCCTGCCGCATGTGATATACTTCAAAAACACCATTGATATATTTATGTTTTTCCTGGAACGCCTGTATCAGTCGTAACTCATTTGGAGGAAATTTGGTTTTGGATATCTATTTCATTATTATAAATCCGTACTGATACAGGATATCTAGGGATTTCATGCCTCGTCCTGTCCATGATGAACCTTCCTCCAAGTCCATACGGCGAGGGCTTTACCTTTTCTTTTATTATTTTAATCCGCTCTACCAATATCAGCGGGATCAAAACCATTGGAAATGCAAGTAACATTTTTTTCACCTCACAGGGATGTCAAAAATAAAATCGCGCTTATTCCAGTTCCAACGAGAATCATCGAACAAGCGGCAGATTCCCATTTGTCTTTGTTGTTATTTGTCACGATCTCGGAGCTTGCCGAAACGAACATCAGAACATTGATTGCAAGTGCGATTATCGTGAATATCGTCCTCATCGTTCTTCTCCAATCATGAAATCAAGAATCTTTTCTGCTGTCTCTTCTTCCGGTTCAAATGGAAGTCCATATGTAGAATAGATTTCCAGAGCCGATTTCAGGCTTGATTTGAAGCCTTGGTATATTTCTCCATGTTGAAGCAGTTCGTGTCTTAAAACCGAAATCGCATCAGTAATTGATTGAGAACTGGTGTTGCTATTCGCTGTCGTTAAGTTCATACTCGCAGCCCCTTTCCTGTGCATTGCAGTACACCAGAAGGTGCTCTGCGATTTCCTGAAGCTGAACCGGATCGTATTTCGGAATTGCAACCATTTTGCCTTCAAGCATTGGGGATAGTGCGAATACCGGTGCGTCCGTAACAATCGTTGCTTTTATCAGCATAGCTGCTACGTCAACTGGTTCTGACGGTAACAGTTCATAGATTCCTTTTTCTTTATTCATGCCTCTTCTACCTCTCCAAAATATTCTTTGTATAGCTCATAGTCATTTCTTCCAATCAGGTCTTTAACCTTGTATTTTTGCTCCATTTGAAGATTACTGTATGTGTAAATGGTTTTTGTGGCCTGTATACGATAATCGCCGACGTCAGTGATTCCGCTTTCAGTCTCGATTTTTTCTTTAGCTGAAAACCAGTTTCCGTTCGGGGTTAAGAAGTAAGCTCTTTGCACTGCTCTTCCGAGTGCGATATATTCCAAACTAGCTTCGTCCGTAAAAACCTTTTTCGCCGATTCTGTATCGTACAGCATTCCGTCCTCCAGAACAGCTTTCTTGTGATGATACTCGTACGAGCGGTCATGAGCTAAAGGCTTTTCAAGCGGATGGCATTCAGAAGACCTTTTTTGTTTTTTAAAAAATTTTTCAAGCATCGTCTTTTACCTACCTTTTCCGAAAATACTGTGTCAAGGCTTCACGGGTGATCTGTGACACGCTTTTGCCGGTTCGGTTCTTTTCAGCTATAAGTCTTTGCTCCAGTTGGTACGGCAACCGGATGCGAATGGATTCGCCTTGTGTATTATTCTTTTTCATAGGCAGTGTCCATCTTTACCGAAAGAACTGGTTTGTCATCAGCTTTTGCCAGAAGTGTAATCCCTTTTCCATTCTCCCAAGATGATGTCATGAGCTGAATATTCGTATTACCTGTTTCATTGCAGATATTCAAAAGTTGTTTTGCTATATCCATCAGACCCGCCCGAAGATATCCGTCATTGTTTACTATTTTCTCCATCTTTTCTCACTCCCTCGTTTATACCGGAATAATTCCCTGTCCCTGAAGTAACAGTCGAAATGTTTCCTTGCCTTTTACGGTGATGTATGTTTGAACATTTGAGTACCCATAAGGCGTTGAAAAATCTTTCATCTGGAAAAGTCCTGACTTTCGATGCTGTTCATATGGCTTGATGATATTGTGCCGATCTCGATAAATATACCCCTTATCTGCCAGCCATTTCGTAAGCGTCTTGGGTGGCATGTGAAATTCTTTAGCAGCGTCCCGAAATGTTGTGAGCAGTCTATTGTCTACAAGAGAATCGAAGTACTCCGCTTTGGGCTTCTGCTCCTGCACTTTCTGTTCAAGTAACTGCTTTTCCTGCTGTTCTTCAATCCATCTTTTAGCTCGCTCTATCGGATCAGCTATCTGGTAAGAATCTTGTTTCTGACCAACTTCATACTTTCCGGTTTTACGGATAGAAGGAAGGACTTCTGCTGTTACCCAATGTTTAAATCTTTTTGCAGAATCGAGTTTGCTTGATAGTATAAGTGAAAACAAACCGCTCTCATTTATCACGATTGTTTCCTGTACTCCGCTGTTTGAAGGGAGGCTGCATTTCAGGGCGTCCTCTTTATCGACATGATTAGCAATGGCGTTTCGTTCTTTTACGTATCCTAATGCTTTTGCTACATCGTTTCCAACGAACCAAGGATTTCCGTCTATCGTCACTGTTCTTACGTTTCCAAATTCTGGATTGCTAAAAATCATCATTTCATTCATTCTTCATACCTGCCTTTCTTGGTATTGCCTTATTTTGTGTTGGCAGAGAAACCGTTAAGGCTTACGGCTTGTCGTGTTCGAATCACTATCTCTGCCATGTGAAAAGGGCCTTTTTGTTATTTTATTTGCTTTGGGGGCTCACCCGGCTCCTGGTGACTTTCCCTCCAAGGGGATCCCCGTCTCCCTCGCACGCTATCTGGTCAGCCCACTGCCCCATGGGACCCGCTGACCGGATCACGCTGTTGTTGTTCGGCCTTCGGCGGTGGCTAAAAGTAATGTTTAATATCGAACATACGTTTCTATACGACAAACTCTCGTTTTCCATATAGATCGATATACAACATGCACAAATACTGGCGTTGTAACTATACACATTGTATAAATACTGCCGTTTTCGTGCTAACTGCCGCCTTTTGTCCGTACCTCGTGGACGTTTCCGGGCGGTAGTTTACAGCTTCGGTCGCTCCATCTCCGGAAGCTCCAGCGCGTCCTTATACCGGTCCGCGATCTGCTGCGCTGACTGCTGCGGGATGCCTTGCGCATGATCCGCCTGGACCGGTGCTGTCTCTGCCATGCCATAAGCTGCTTTTGCAACGAAGATCAGGTTTGCGTTCGTTCCTGGTTGGTTGTGTAGTCTGTTAAGCGTGCAGCTTTTGCAAATATTGAACCATTTTTTCACCGTGTTGCTATGTGCTGTGGCGGTTCTATAGTCCCCGCGCATCCAATCGCTAAACGTTGAGCGGTTAATTCCTACCAGAAAGCTAAATACTTCCAAAGTTGGTAAAACATGATACTTACTGCATAGCCTTACAAACACGCTAAACATATGATCTAATAACTCTATATCATCGTTACTAGGCTTCTGTATGTGATCAGCAATATAAAAAATCATATCAACAAAACTGTCAGCTACTTCTTTTCTGTAATTCTCACTATCAGGTGATACACATAACACTGTATTAATATATTCATCAGCATATATATTAATATTACTCAAATATATTTCTGTTTCCTTTTCTGTTTTGATAGTATTATCTTTCACTGCATCACCTCACTTTACAACATTAATCTGTTAATTTAGCAAAATAAAAAAAGGATGATAATAAACCGGCCAGCAATCAAAGAACACGTCCAGCAGCTGCGACCACCGCCGGAAGTTTCTAAAATGCTTTTCAGTTTCTTAGTCATCCTTTGTCTTAAAAATCGTAAATGTATTTGTTTATCTGCTATTTACAATATCACATATAAACCCTTAATGCAAGCATAAATTTTTTTTTATTATTCAAGGTATAATATAAGACCTATTGATAAAATAATCCATTACAACTCAATATACAACGTTATAGAGCTATATATATTATAATATAGTGTATCTAAGTATATATTAATAAACTCAGAATCTAGGAGGGGCTTAAAAGATGTTATTATACGGTACTGTATAGAATTAATTAATAGGGGATTATATATATAATATAATTACAGGGCGTTTTGGCACAGAAAAAGCCAGGCTTCCGGCGTCTGATCCGGTTACCTGGCTGAATGATTTTTATTAATTTCGATTAGCTCGCCCCTCCTGAGTTCCTCGTTGATGACACGATAGCACATTTTACAAAAACCTGTCAAGCCAAAAGCAAAAAATATTTTTCTTGACAAAACAAACGTTTGTGTGCTATGAATAATTTAACAGATCTCGGCGGCGGGTCTGTTCTCCCCTCGTTAGCCGCCACAAAAAAGAGTTTAAGCCCCTGGATAATATCCGGAGGCTTTTTTTCTTCCACAATGGGGCTATTAATTTCGGGTATTAGCTTAATAGCTAACAGTCTAATTTTACATTCAGGCGTTTTCCACCTGTTCCACGATGGGGCTATTAATTATTCCGTTAGTCAATAACTAACACTCTAATTTTACATTCGTCAAAACGACATTATAAATATAATAATATAATTATAATCAGCTGTCAATAATCACATTAAAAACACCGGGTTTCCGCAGCTGTCAATTTCGGTCGTGACTTCTTGCCCTGCATCAAGATACGCCGTTTTTACATCTTCAAAAATTCGCCGTTCTCTGTCCACCGTATATTTTTTGTGAAGTGTGTAAACAGTGCCGGAGATTCCCGGATTTCTTCGACTTCCTCGTCGCTATAGTCCCATTCAGACATATAGCTCTCGAAATCTTTTTTAAAGGCTCTTTTTGAAATCACAATAGAGCCGTTGTCGAGGTGCTTTTTTGCTTCTTCCCTGGTGCAGTAGTCCTGCATCAGGATTCTGATTTCTTGGCTTCTCTTCATTCTTTTCCTCCTCTATTCTTCCACCATTTCCGCAACCATAATCGGTTTTCCGGTCGGTCTTCCTCTCCTTATCTTTCAACCAGTTTCCACTGGCTTTTCAAAAATCCCGAAATTCTCGGGACGATTTCGCCACATCCTTCGACGCCCTCCGGGTAGAAATTCCATTCGTCCCCATATTGCACGTAAAAGTGTTCCTCGTCGTGTCCAACGATCATATATGGGCCGTGGAACACTTCCGCCGGGATTTCTGCCCCTGTTATTTTATTAATTTTTGTGGCCTTGCTGACCACATCATATATTTTTTTCATTTTTTACTTCCTCCCCATTCATATGTACCGCGGAAACGTCTTTCATTTCCGCTTTTTCTCGCTTCCTCATTCAGGAAGCTTTCTACTTTGCCAAGATCCCCAAAGGTAACCGTCTGGGATGGAAATATTTCCGCCCCGTTGTAAATCTTAACAAGATAGTTTTTATAGCTGTCTACAGAAACATGGTATTCCTTGTTTCCGATTTTCTCCATGTGATTGGTCCATCCGTTTACTCTAATCATTTTTTCCTCCTGATCCGCCCCTTCTGGGGCTGTGTGCTTGTCTTCTTTAACTGTCTTTATTATACATTTTTGTGTATCGTATGTCAATATAATAAATACATTTTTGTGTATTTATTTTTTATATTCTAATATATCACACGGCTGGCATTCAAGGCGATCACACAAATACATTATTGTGTCAACACTTACATTTTGATTTTTTACCAGTCTATTTACCAATGTCGGCGAAAGGTTAAAAGTATCTTTATTTTTGAGATCAGCTTTTTTCACTCCCCTTCTTTCCATTGTTTCCCACAATCTACTATATGAAATGTTTCCGTTATATAAATTCTTTCTTTTTTCTGTTTCCGGCATCTGAAAAATCTCCTCTCTTTCTATTTTATATATATTATAATACACTTTTATGTACTTTATGTCAATGGTAATTACCTTGTACATTTTTGTGTATTTTATACATTTTTGCAATACATCTTTGTGTATTTTTTATATTTACTTTTAATACACAATAGTGTATTATATAACCATCAAAGGAAAACAAAAAACATTCACCCCGGACGCTGATCCGGGAGAAAGAGAGGGAATAAAATGAAAGACACTATCCTTAAAGCTTTATCAAATATCAACTGTTTTTATTCAATCATCTGGATGAAAGCGACAGGTAAAGACAAATACACATTTAGAGAGGAAAGCAAAGTCCACGAAATGTTATTAGCTGCTATGTCAGTAGTCATAAGGAGGAAAACAGTATGATAATTGGAACATCAACAGTCGGGAAATGTGTTTATGATCTCCCCGAAGAGATCAAGACACTGGAAGAAATGCGGGCCTTGATTTACGGGACACATTACAACCCAGAGACCCGGAAGGAACTGCAATGGCAGCCGAAGCTCCGGGGGCTTAACGGTCCAATGTACAATGGCTTGAAGATTTTAGAATCCGGTGAAATAGTTCCGGTTATCCGGTACGAAAAGCCGAGCAAGTTCTAACCTTTCCGGCGGCGGTATAGCCGTAGCCTCAACGCAACCGCCGGATTAAAAAAAGAAGAAAAGGAGAATAAGCTATGAGTTATTACACAATGAGCAACAAAGAGTTGTCCCAGCTGATCCGTAAGACATTAAAAGAAAGCGGATTCACAAGCAAAGACTTATCTGTCAGAGTCAGGGCGGCATTATATGACACTTCTGTAAATATCACGATCAAAAATCCACTTGTAAGAATTTCAGAAGTAGAGGAAATCGTAAAAAGATTTTCTGAAGTCGATTACGACGAGCACAGCGGCGAAATTCTGGCTGGATGCAATGTTTATGTGCATTGTCAATACGAATATGGAATTTTCAAAGATGCTGCCGCCGATCTTCTCCCAGCCGCTGAAATGGTATTGAGCAACAAGGAAAAATATAGTGGTCACGCAATCGCAGACAACAAAGAAAAAAGCGTTCACATCATTCACTATCAGGGCGTGCAATGGACGCTTGCGGAGTTTGAAAAAGATAAAAACGCCGCTTATAAATATAAACCTGCATACTGGATTAATAGCGCAATGGATTTGGCTATTGCAATGTGGCGGTTCAAAAATCTTGGTACTATTTACGCATAACAGAGCCGGTAAGCGTACCGGGGAGCATTTCCCCGGCGGCCTTTTAAAATAAAAATCAGGAGGAAAAGAACATGAAAAGTTATACTGTTATCACAAGCAAGGAAACCACAACCGGGCTGAACTGGGTTATTGACGCAAAAGCGCCACTTTCCGCAGAGGATAAGGAGTTTATAAAAGTTTTCGCTCCGGTCGTGTATTGGTCGGACACAAATTGTTACCACTGGGCATTTGATGAAAAGTTACCGTCCGGGCGGTGGCTGGAGAACATGAAGTTTACGGAGGACTTGAAAACCGTAAAAGCGTTAATCCTGTAATCCCCGGGCCGTAATGGTTCTGGCCGGGTTCGATTCCCGGCAACGCCCTTTTATTTTAACACCCGGCTCCCATGGGTACAGGGAAGAAAGAAAAAAATGAACTTAATGCAAATAATAAACTATATCGAAGAAAACCACTTAGAACATGATTTCAATAAATTTAGAAATTTTCGTTACTTTTCCAGCAAAGAACCGATAGAAGTAACATTAATTGCATTTTACCAGGAGAGGACAAAAGGAGAACATTATAATGAAAATTAGAAAACCCACGCAAAAACAAACCATCACCGCTATAAAAAGCGGTGATTTTTCAGAAATCGAAAAGATAGAGGATGCAGCACGCCAGGAAGCGGAAAAGGTTTTTCTTGCGGTCGCTTCCGGTTCTGTGCCGCTGATCTGGTACGACCTTCCGCCGGTGCGGTGTCAGTCTGGAGCCGTGTCCGTCATGCGGTACGCCCTGCACAGGTCAACAAAACAAGACGGATTTTTGCAGCTGTCTTGCATGGAGCTTAAAAACGGGCAGACCATCCCGACTTCTGACCGGCAGTACAACACCACTGACGCCGGTTTTTCGGAGTTTTTCCGGGACTTGCCTCGGTCAGTTGATGTTAATTTTTTAGAGCAGTGAAAACGCTGCTCTTTTTCTGCTGCTCTTCCGGTATCCAGTCCGGCGCCAGGTTCACGACCTGGGGAGCGGATCAGGCTTGTAAAATCTATCTACAAGCCGTGTGCCTTGACAACTTAACATTTTTGTTTGTTCGGAAATACGGTTGTTAATTTGCTTTTTTCACCGTTTTTCGTCTTTCTGGCGTTCCTTGATGTTTTTACCATTGCCGGATTTACAAGCCGTTTTTGTGTACTTTCGTCAATCAATACTCACGGTTGACGGGGCGCCGGTATGGTGGTACTATGATTATATATAGCCGTTTCCGGCTCTTTTTGTCGTGCCTCTGTGCAGCTGGCACCGATCCAGGCGCGCAGCGTCCGAACAGTGGTGAAAGTATGTTCTGTTTTGGGTGTGCTGCACAACCGCCCTATTTGGCTTTTTAACGGCCGTTTAGATTCCGGTCGAAGAAGTATAGCCTTGTCAGTTCTGCAGGCGTTGTGGGTGAAATTAGAACGTCAGTTATTGACCACGGAGAAAACCCCGGCACCGGTCCGCAGGTGGTCCGCAGCCTTTTGCAGGATGTTCATGCCAGTTGTGAAACGAACGATATTTCTGGCGGTTCTTGAATATTTGCAATATTCAGACACAGAAAAATGCCGAAAAACGGCGAAAAAAAGAACAACTGGAAAATAACCTTTATTTCTGGATTTCCATTTTGTTTATCTTGCATATATTAATCCATAGAATCTTCCGAGGGGCTATGAAAAATCACGAATCAATTTAATTTATTTAATCCCTCGGATTTTCTCCTATCCGTATTCTTCGTTTTGTATGTGGTCCGTTGTTTCCGGACTTTCATCTTCTGTTCCGTCTTATCTTTCTTCCTACGTACTTTATTGTGTGATGATCGCTCAGTTGAGAATCCCATATTTTCCCTCCCTGTCCTTAATCTTCTGGTTTCTGCTTTTGAAGTTGATAATTTCTATATCTGTTTGCAGTTCCTGCGGTATCCGTCCAACGATGATTACTCTCAGTGGCTCCAATCTCCGGACCATCTCTTGAAACCCCTTGCAAAATTCCAGTCGTGATGCTTTCGACTTCACTCGCCCATTGGTGCAGCAGGCAACCGTGCTTCTTTTTGGTATTCCGTCAAAAATCCAATCATAGCAGTATTCTGGTGGTATGTTCACGTTTGGAATCATGCGGATTCCGTTCATATACAGATAATGTGCTATCGCATGATTGCGGTACTTCTGCCAGATGTTCATCGCAAATGGCATACCACCTTCTCCGACTGCCATGCTGAAATCCGGTGCGATCACACTGTTAAAGCATTTTAGATGCTCGATATATTTGTCTGGACAATTCCAGATTTTCTCAAATTGGTTGTCGTGGATGTAGAAATTGACGGTCAAGTCCCTGTGGTTCTTTATCCGCCGGTCGAAGCTGTCCTTGAAATCTACAGTATCCGTTCCAGGTCTGCCGGTATACCGTGGCATCATGGGGAACTGGTATGGTCTGTCCAGCTCTGCTCCCTCGATCATATATTCTCTCATTACGTCATATGCGGTATGATTCATGGTTATCACCCCTTAAAAACACAAAAAGACATCCTGTTCCGGGAATTGGAACCGATGTCGTCATTAGTATGTTTTCATACTACCAGATATTTAGTTAAATGTCAAAAAATTACATCTCTGCTCTTCCGTTCATCTTTTGTATATTATTTAGATTGCAAATGCGTAAGTGTAGTTAAATTCTTTTTCGCATCCATCCACATAGTTGATTTTCCTGTAAAATACGGCGTGTCGTTCTGAGAACTTATTTAAAAA